TCGATTGACGACCACTGCTACGTCCTGCGGTTGAAGAAAGATGACGGCACGTACAAGACGACGCCGTACATTTTCAAGGAGGCGTTCAATGTGCTGGTCACGTTGCCGGAACCGAAGTAGCGCCAACGCCGGGGCTGTGCCTCGGCGCGGTAGCGACGTAGGCACCAGCCCTTTGTTGGGGCTTCCGGGTTCTGAGGTCTGACATGGTGACGATCCTCACAGGCGATTGCAGAGACGTGTTGAAGACGCTGCCGGATGCGTCCGTCAACTGCTGCGTCACGTCTCCGCCGTACTGGGGCCTGCGCGACTACGGGCACGCCGGGCAGATCGGCATGGAGAAGACACCTGGCGAGTTTGTCGAGAACATGGTGGTCGTGTTCCGTGAGGTGCGGCGAGTGCTGACTGACGACGGAACGCTCTGGCTGAACCTGGGCGATTCCTACGCGAGCGGGAAAGGGACGTGCTTCAATCCGGGGGGCGGGGAGTCTTCGCTTGGCAAGGACCGGAAGGAAGCCGGAGTGCATCCGCTTGACCGTGGGAACAAGTCCACCTTGGCGGCAGTCGGACTCAAGCCGAAGGACCTGGTTGGCATCCCTTGGCGCGTGGCGTTCGCGTTGCAGGCGGACGGCTGGTGGCTGCGCTCTGACATCGTTTGGGCGAAGCCCAATCCGATGCCGGAGAGCGTGACCGACCGACCGACCAAGAGCCATGAATACCTGTTCCTGCTGGCGAAGTCCGACCGCTACTACTACGACGCCAAGGCGATCATGGAGCCGGTTCAGTCGGGGCCGTCGGACGTGCGGAAGATGCTCGAATCGAAGGATCGCATTGACGCCAAGCACTTCCACACGGACGCGGGGCCGCTGGCCGCCGCAAACCATCGGACGCACATCGGGAACAAGCGGGCCGTGGGCGGCTACGATCCTTCGCACGGCAAGGCGAGGCCGGGCCGCGATGGCGGGCCCGGACAAGACCGACGAAGCGAAGAACCGCGAGAGGTGACGCTGTTCAGGAACAAGCGGGACGTGTGGACGGTGGGAACGTCCACCTACGACGGGGCGCATTTCGCCACTTTCCCGCCGGCGCTGATTGCGCCGTGCATCCTCGCCGGGTGCCCGGCGGGCGGCACGGTGCTTGACCCCTTTGGCGGGAGTGGGACCACGGGCGACGTGGCGAGCGGCAACGGACGCCGGGCCGTGCTGGTCGAGTTGAACCCGGAGTACGCAAAACTGGCGCAGGACAGGTGCGGCTTGTTCTGTAGCCCCAACACCGCGATATGCGTCAAGGGTGGCGGCGGGAAGGAGGATGCATGAGGCCGTTCATGCTCTATCACTGGTCGCCACGGAAGAACCGGGAGGGGATTTTGCGGCGCGGGCTGTGTCCGGGGCGGCCGGCGGAGTTGGATGGGGGATGGAAGGCGCCATGGGTCTGTTTTGCCAGATACCCAACCGTGGCTTGGGCGCTGTCGGCCACGCATTCCCGGAAGCGCGGGGAGTGGGACTTGTGGTGCTGCTGGTCGGACGCGGCGCCCTACACAACTACGAACGTACACGGCCGGGAGCGGTGGTGGATGACGGAATACCGGGTCGGCCAGCGGATACCGAAACGGATGATCTGGCATGTGGGCACAAGGATGTGGGTGCCGAATCGTCCGAACGCGGGCGGTGATGGGCGGCAACCCGCCCGGAAAGGACAGCATGAAATCAAAGACAACGAATGCGGCGGGCAAGGCTAGCCTCGACCCGCTAGTTGGGCGAGCCGCTGACCGTCTCTGCAAACTATCTTCCGAACTGACAAGCAAGGTGTACCCGCTGTCCAGCCTGCCAGAGAAGCGGCATCACTGGCAGATCGCGCACGCGATCTCCGCGATCAACCTGGCGCAGTGCATCCTGCGCGACATCGAGACGGCGAACACGACGGAGCGGGCGCGCTCGGGTAGCGCGTCGCCTGGCTCCGCTGGTTCGGCATTGAATGGAGGTGACAAGTGACGATTAACGAAACGGCGGCGCAATGGTGGGCGGGTCGGTTCGGAATCGAGGACAAGCGGGAGGCGCTGAAAGCGGCCCTGCTCAAGCACCTGCCGGACGGAGACTGGGAGACGTACAACGACTATGACCCCAGCGGCCCGTTGCTGACGGCGGTACGCGAGGTGATAGAATGCCGAGGCTGCATGTTTTCGGGTGACGGTCTGTTCCCGCGAAAGACTGGCCTATCGCGCCGAAGCAACGTGCTACGCGGCAAGGAAGGCTACGGGGCTGACTGGATCGTGGTGCCGAACACGGTGCTAAGTGGCGAGTAGAGTGCTTGCCTCGCTACGCTTGGCGCGCGGTGGGGGAAAGGTGGTTGGTATGAGGGTGTTGCGGGTATTCCCGAGGCGGACACGTGCCACGCCGGATGATGCGGATGTGGTGGTGGGGCGATCTCCGACGTTGTGGGACCAGGCGGACCGGGTGGACGTGAGCGTGACGTTCGAGTGGGACAAGGAGCGGGCGGAGCGGCTGGCGGAAAAGTGGGCGGTGGTGGCGCCGACCACGGTTGGCGGACCGGCGTATGGGGATCCGGGCGGGGAGTTTGTGCCGGGGAAGTATCTGAAGAGAGGGTACGTCATCACGTCGCGTGGATGCCCTGGTGCGTGCAAGCACTGTCTGGTGCCAGGGCGTGAGGGCGGGCTGAGGGTGTTGGGGATCACGGACGGATGGGATGTGCTGGACAACAACCTTCTGGCCTGTCCGCGCGGGCATGTGGCGGCGGTGTTTGATATGCTGGAAAGGCAGCCCGAGCCGGCGAAGTTTACGGGCGGGTTGGAGGCGCGTCGACTGGAGGCGTGGCACGTAGAGCGGTTGGCCAGGCTGCGGCCGGATGCGATCTGGATGGCGTATGATCGCGAGATCGAATGGGAGCCGCTGGCGGCGGCCGTGGCGATGCTGCGGGAAGCTGGTTTGGTGGCGCGGTGGCGGCGTAAGAGGGTGGGGGCGTATGTGCTGATGGGGTGGGCCGGAGATACGCCTGATGAGGCCGAGAAGCGCCTGCGCCGGGTGATCTTTGGGCTGGAGATCAAGACCCAGGCGATGCTGCTGGATAACGGGCGGGAGTGTGACCCGAGTGATCTGCCGCGCTGGTGGTGGCTGAGGAAGCAGTATACGTCGGCCGCCAGCGTGGGGGCCATGGTGATGGAGGCGTGGGAGAGTTCTAAAGTTCGAGAGTGCTGAAGTTCTAAAGTTGAGAATGTCTAAATCAGGAGGGAAGGAAATGTCGGAAGAACACGTACCGTATGGGAATGATGTTGTGGCGACGCCGGCGGCCGTGGGCGCGGCTGGATCGGTGTCGACGGCGCCGGCGCAGAAGTCCGGCGGGATGTTTGGTCGTCGGGCGCCGTGGGAGCGGCCGAACCTGTGGGGGATGAACAATGCCCAGGCAGCGTGGGAGATGGCGCTGTGGCTGGCTGGCAAGACCCGGAAGGATGTGGCGGAGGCGTGCGGGGTGGAACTGGCAACGGTGAATGCCTGGGCGCGCGGGAAGGTGAGGCCGAGCACGGATAGCCTGTGCAAGGCGGCGGAGGTGCTGGGGAGCACGCCGACAGACCTGCTGGGGTGGTGCGCGCATGCCGAGGTGGGGCTGCGGGATGCGTTCGAGGCGGGAGTGCGCTGTACTTCTAACAGTCCGCTGCGCACGGTCGAGGGGCGCTTGCAGGCCGTGCGGGCTCTGGCGGCCGAGGAGTTGGAGACGGTGGACCTGTGGTGCGTGCTGGGGGGTGTCATGACGGAGTTGGCGCTGCGGCGGATCGAGGGGCGCGAGAAGGAACTGCGGGCGCTGGCGCAGGATGGCAGGTAGCCATGCCGCGCCGCGAGAAATGGGTCTATGACGGGCAGCTCTATGATAAGTGCTGCCATGAAGCGCCGTTGGTGGCACGGCAGCATTTTGTCAGTTGGCGGCGGCGGTGGACCGCGTGGTGCGATAGTTGCGGTGTTTCGGTGCAGGCGGCTACGCCGTCCGACCTGATGACGCGATGGAACAGAAAGCTACGTGGTGAGTGCGTAGCGGCAGATACTGCAGACCATGAGGGGTGGTATGAAGCCATCCGCGATGGCAGGGCGTGTGCGATATGGGGCATCACCGTGGTGGTCTGGCGCGCCGGACGGGTGGTGTATCGGACGCGGAGCATCATGCATCGGCCGAGGCGGGTATATGAGGCGTGGGCAAAGGATTTGGCGAAAGGCGATCGCGTGAGGTCCTGGGTGTACCGGGTGCGACCGGGCTGAGTTTGCGACAACAACAACGTGCTGTCTCGCAGTTGGCGTAAAATCCAATGGAGTGCGTGGGACGGCGGAGCTATGCCCGCGCGCGGGCCTTTACGTTAATACGTGACGTAAAGAGAATTGAAGATATGACGTATCGCGCGCGCGAGCGCGCCTGTTAATAACTTCGTTTTCACTTGGCACTGGAAGGCATCCGGCGCCTTCGCTTCGCTCGGCGCCCCCCGCACGTACGTCTACGGAAGAACGTGAAGAAAAGAACGGGAACGAACGGAAGGAACGGAAAGAAAAGAAGGGAATGAAGCGCCCTGAAGGGCGCACGGACGTAACGGTACGGACGGACGTGTACGGACGGACGGTGCGGGGGGCGCCGAGCGAAGCGAAGGGTATTGCCATTTTTTCGGGCCAACCTGTAGCCTGTTAACAAATGGCCAAAAAGTCTACATCCGGCATGAGCGAAAAACCTCCGCCAAAAGCGGGCCGAAAACAGGCATCACGGCGTGGCCCAAAGCAGCCGCGCAAGCGCCGTCTCGGGAGGCGCATAGTCGAGCAGGTGGAGGCGGTCATCGATCGCGAGGAAACGCTGTGCCAGCCGTTGCAGGATGCAAATCGTGAGAGGTTCTGCCAGGCTTGCATGACCGAGCCCACTGCTACCCTGGCTGCGATCAAGGCTGGATACTCCCCCCAGACGGCGAGACAACAGGCATCTCGCCTGTTAACAAATGTTGACATTCAGCGCCGTTTGGCGGGGCTGCTCTCACAATCGGCGCGGCAACGCATCCTTCGCAGGCGGGATGTGCTGGCGAACGCGAGCCAGAGGGCAAACGCGGCGCTGACGGATGTGGCGGACCTGATAGGGCTGTCGTGGCCGGAGTTCTGTGATGCGATCAAGAATCATCCCGCGGCGCGGGCGATCAAGAGGGTGAAACGCAAGGTGGCGTATGATGCTCCCAGCAAGACCTGGGGGCCGGCGTATGTCGAGGAGGTGGAGCTCTTTGACCCGCGCGGATCCGAACGGCTGTTGGCGGATCTGCTCGGGTGGGATGCGCCGAAGAAGATCGAACTGCCTGCTGGGGTTGTCAGCGGAGTGATCGTGCTGCCGGCGCAAGAGACCGTGAAGGCGTTGCCGATGCCAGAGGGCGTAGGATGACAGATACGGCGATAGCAGAACAGCCCAGGGAGGTCTGGCGGCCGCATGCCGGGCCGCAGACTCAGGCGCTGGGTGTCAGCGGCGTGTTCGAGATACTCTTCGGCGGGGCGCGCGGCGGTGGAAAGACCGATGCCGGCATGGCGTGGCTGCTGAGGCCGCCGCATTTTCCGAACCCGCTGTATCGCGCGCTGGTGGTGCGGCGCAACTACGAGGATCTCTGTGACTGGATGGACCGGGCTGAGCGGATGTACAGGCCGGTGGGCGGGCGCGTGATGACCTCGGCGCCGACGCGGGTGGTGTTCGAGCAGGGGCCGGTGTTCCGTCTCGGGCACCTGAAGGACAAGGAAGCCTACAGCAAATACCAAGGCCACGAGTACCAGCGGATGCTGATCGAGGAGGCACAGCAGATCGGTAGCGAAACGAGTTACGAGCAACTGATCGGGTCGTGTAGATCGACGGTGCCGGGTGTGCCGGCTGAAATCCTGTTGACGGCCAACCCCGGGAGCATTGGCCATCGGTGGCTAAAGGCGCGGTTCGGGACCGGCAAGGGTGACCCGCGCAAACCTGGTATGGCGTACCTCGGGCGAGATGGCCGCGCGCGCATGTACATTCCCGCGCTGGTGACGGACAACCCGTCGATCATGGAGCACGATCCGAATTACATCGCCTGGCTGGATTCTCTTCCCGAGCCGCTGCGGTCGGCCTGGCGTTATGGCGATTGGGACATCTACAGCGGGCAGGCGTTTGAGTGGAGCAGCAAGAACATCGTCGAGCCCTGTCCGATCCCGGCCGGCGCCCGTATCATCCAGACATTCGACTGGGGGTTTGGCAAGCCGTTCTCGGTGGGGTGGTGGTGGGTGGCTGGCGACAATCTGCTGGTGCGCGTGTCCGAGTGGTATGGCTGCGAGCCGGGCCGCCCGGATCAAGGGTTGAGGCTTGGCGATCCTGAGATCGCGCAGGGCATCCTGCAGCGGGAAAAGGATGGCGGGCTGGTGGTAAGCGCAAGGCTGGCGGATCCGACCATCTTCAACCGGCGGCCGGATCAGCATGGCGGCGGGCTCGGGGAGTCGACGGCCACGATCTTCGCGCGGTGCGGGCTCTCGATGCGGCCTGGCGATGCGAGCAGGGCCCAGAAGTTCCGGCAGTTTGCCACGCGCATCAAGACCAAGAGTCTGGTGGTGTTTCGGACATGCCGCGATTTCATCCGGACGGTGCCGGAGCTGCCTCTCGATGAGGACAACTTCGCGGACGTGGACACGGATGCAGAGGACCACGTCTACGACGAGGCATGCCACGCGGTGATGGAGGTGCAACTGCCGGATGCGGCGTTGCGGGGCGCAAGCCTGGGCGACCTGGCACAGCACGCGGCGGCGGCTGATCGTGGCGGGCAGGCGCAAGCTGCGCGGGTGGGGAGCATCTCGGACATATTACGCGGCGGGGTGAGGCGATGAAGGATCAACCGGCGGCAGTGATGGCATGGCGGGTGTGGGCGGACGGCGTGGCGCAGGATGCGCTGGTGCCGATCGAGGGGCTGGACGCGGCGGGCCAGATCGTGCGGCGCGAGCGCGCGGCCATCCGTGGAGGGATATCGTGGCCAAGTCCCAGGCTGGTGGGCACGAGGGTGGTGGCGGAGGGCGCGCTGGTGGTGGTTGGGTTCGTGCCAGGGGCGCGGCCGGCAGGCGCCCCCGAAGCCCAGACGATGGCGGAAATATTGGCGTGGTGGTCGTTCGCCGCCATGCTGCCCACGATGCAGGATGGATGGCCCATCGAGCCGGGGGCGGCGACGTGGATACGTAGGGCGTCCGGAGAGTTCCGCTGCGGCAGGTACTATGCGTTTGCGACGGATGACGAGATGGTGGAGAGCGTGCGCGTCATCCGGCAAGCCATGGCGGGTGACTTCGGCGGGGTGCGTCTGACCGGGATCGGCGCGGATACCGACCGGCACGATCTGGCGCGGGCGGCGATCTGGCGCTGGCGCGGGCGCATCACGCTGGACGACGCACTGTTGCAGGCTGTGGCGCGCGAAGAGGCGGAATATGTCGGGACCGGCCCGCTGGCCCATACCGAGGCGCTCGCGGCGGCGCTGAGCGGGTACGAGCGTACCCCGTGGCGGCCTGGACAGCAGGAGCCCTGGCGGAAGATCGACAAGGGTATTGCCAACCAGCCCCTACAACTGTAGGTTTGTGACATGGCCAAGAAAGCACCAGCGCGGAAACCGACCGAAAAGGCGCCAGTAGCGGCCTCGCTGACTGATCGCGAGCGGGTGAGGTCTGCGCTCAAGCGACATCTGGAAGAGTTGGTGACGCGTGCGAAACGTGAACGAGCGGGGCGGGAAGCCAAGTGGCGGGAGAACCGCCTGACAGCAGAAGGCGAGGTCTATTCTCTCGGCGACAAGCAGGCTGTGGCCGCCGGGAATTATCGCGCGGGCGACACCGGCAAAGAGAGGCTGCGCGTGGCGCGGCAGAAGGTCGTGGCGGCCAAGGTGGCGCTAGGTGACGCAATTTATAAGAACAACCGCGTGCCGTTCCTGTTGCAATGGGCCGCAACCAGCGGGTTTGATGACGCCGACGCGCTTGAACGCATCCGCCGGCGGGTGGATGAACTCTGCTATGTGGGCAACATGCCGGATCAGTTGCGCGTGGTGATCGAGGAAAGCGCGGGCATGGGCGAGGCGTGGTTGCGCGGTCGCGTGACGGATGATGGCGCGGGGCGGCCTGTCCCGATCATCGAGGCGGTGAGCCCCTGGGAGATGTACTTCGACGAGGCGGGTAACGCCGATCTGGAAAACGCGGAGTATGTGATTCAGGCGCGCCGGATATCGCCGTGGGAGGTCGCTCAACTGGTGCAGGCGGCGCCGGCGGCGGTCTTCGACGTGGAGGCCATCAAGCAGGTGATGGCCACGGCCGGCACGCGCGGCCGCGGCGCCGACACCAGCGACATCGAAAAGCCGCGCGATGGATCGGCGCTGATCGAATGGAAGGAGTTTTGGTGCAAGGTGCCTGAGAGCCTGATCGCGGCTGGGGCCGACGATACGGCGCCTATCGGTCTGGGCGGGCATGTGGCCACATTGGATTGGGTGCCGGTCATGGCCGTGTTGGCGGATGACAGGCTTGTGGCGGCTGTGCATGGCGCCGCGGTGCCGCCCGTGCCGTACTATCGCGTCGAGTGGGACATTGACCGGATGCGCGCGCTGCCACAGGGCGTATACGATGTGATGGGGCCGACGCAGGAGGTGATGACTGGTGTGGTGCGGGCGTGGCTCAGCAACCTGCGCCGCGCGAGCAGGATCACGCTGGCGGGCAAACGCGAGAAGATCAGGCAGGACCCGGAGCAGATTGCCGAGGGGGTTGACTTCATCGACCTGGACCCGGATACGCGCGATGTGAGGGAGGCCATCCAGCAGATACAGATCGAGTCCCTTACCGGCGGGCTGACGCAGGCCATCGAAATGCTGCTGGAGTTCGCCGATCTTGAGAGCGCGGTTCCGCGCATCCAGCAGGGGGTGCAGCCGGCCGGCACGGCGACCGCGTTTGAGCTGCGCAGCAGGCTGGCGGCCAGCGGCAAGTACCTGAACGAGATCGTGCGGCGGCACGATGGCGCGGTGAGATGGGTGATCGGCTTTGTGCTCTACGTCCTAGAGTTGACCGGAGAGTTGCAGTCTGGTTCGGCGGTCGATGTGGTGCCCAAAGGGTTCACCCAATTCGAGGACCTTGTGCGGCGGCTGGACGGGCTGTTGCGGCTGTTGAGCCTGGGCGCACAGAATCCGCGCGTCGACCGGCTGGTGAATCATGAGGCGATTGTCAAGCAGGTGGCCGAGGCGGATGATCTGGAACCCGGCAAGGTGCTGCTGTCGCATGAAGATTTGGCGGCACGGGATCAAGCCGAGGCGGAGAGCGCCGAACGGCAGATTGCGTTGGCCGATGCCCAGGCAACACTTCGCGGCAAGGAGGCTCGGGCGCTGCGCGATGAGGCGGCGGCCGAGCAGGCGCGCGGAAAATTGCAGTTGGATCGAGGCAAGTTCATTCACGATGTCGAGCGGGGCGGTGGTGGCGCGGCCCCGGCGGCAAAACAACCAGCGCCTGGAGTCAGCCGATGAGCGATCAACCGAAAATGCAGCCGAAAATGCCGCTTGGTTTGGAGTTGGCCGGAAAGGCCCGCATTTCAATTCGTGGCGCCGATGGCGTGGAGAAAATATGCCGCTGCCTGCAAGTCGCCAGCGCGGTGCTCTTGCGGCGCGGGGATCGGACGGCCGATATCCGCGCGTTCAAAGTGGCCTGCAGCATGAATTATCGTGCGCTGATGGTGGAAGCAGAAAAACTCGGGCTAAAGGCGCGCACAATGCTCAGCGAGCACGCAAAGCAAACCGATTGGCAGGAAGCGTCGCGGTTGCTGGCCGAAGAGATTCAGAAAGCCAAACTCGTACTCTCGCCTGATGGCGCGATGGCGCTGATCGATCCGGAGTCAAGGCAACAGACGCTGATGCTGCTGGGGGATGATGAAGACGCCAAGCGCGATGCGGAAGCGGTCATCGCCAAAGTTGAAATGATGCGCAGTGTGCTGGAAGTTTTCGAGCGCGGGGTGCGGTCCAGGCTGGAAGCTATGCGCGAGGCCGCGCGCATGCTGGATGGCGAGATCGAGGTGGATGTGTGGCGGATAAGCTGGCATCGGGCGCCGAACGGCCTCAGCGGCGGTTACCTGCGGGCGCTGGCGTGGATGTGGGAAACGTGCCCGGACACCCCGGAAGCTATCGTCGTAGCACAGGCCGATGAGGGTATTGTCAAGGTCCTATCGGTTCTGCCATGATGGCCCTACAAAAGTAGGTGGATTGTGTCAACATGAGAGTAAAGCCGCTCAACGACGAAGAAATTGCAGCACTCGCCGGCGCGGAAGACACGCCGGTGGGGCGAGCGATTCTGCGCGCATGCGCGATCGAGGCGGAGCGTGTGCAGGCGGCGCTGGAGGATCCGATGCTGGACACCAAACGCATCCGGGATGATTTCCGGCATGCGCTGGGCGAAATGCGTGGAGTCAACGCGCCGCGGCGCGCCGTAGAGGCCGCCAAGCGCAAGCTCGGAATAACAACAGGGAGCGACGAATGACAGACGAGACAATCAGGGAAGTCGCCGAACTCGACGAGGGTGACGAGGACAAAATGTTTCAGGAGGCCGCGTCTGCCCGCGAGGGCGGCAAGCGCTTCTCCGACATGGGTAGCATTGCAATCGGTTCTTCTGATGGCGGTGGCGGCGACGGCAAGGCCACCGGCGCGGATGGCACCGGCGACGGCAAGGCCACCGGCGCGGATGGCACCGGCGACGGCAAGGCCACCGACGCGGATGGCGACGGCGACGGTGACGGCGACGGCGACGGTAAGGGTGCCGGCGACGGCGACGGCGGTGGCGGCGGCGGCAAGGACACCGGCGACGGCAAGGGTGCCGGCGCGGATGGCGGCAAGAGCACCGGCGACGGCAAGGGTGCCGGCGCGGATGGCGGCAAGAGCACCGGCGACGGCAAGGGTGCCGGCGCGGATGGCGGCAAGAGCACCGGCGACGGCAAGGGTGCCGGCGCGGATGGCAAGGGCGACGAACTGACCCCCGAGTCGATGGCCGACGAGATTGCATCCATCGAGAAGATATTTGACAGCCTCGGCAAGGCGGAACTGCAAGCGGCGGAAGGTGGTGAAGAGGCTGTTACGGTTGAGAAGTTCGTGCGCGAGTATCCGGCGCTGGCGAAGTTTCAGGCCATGGCGATGGCTTCGGCGCGGCGGCAGATACTTGCCGAGATCCGCGGCGATCTCGATTTCGTGAAATCGTATCGGGCGCGAGAGTCGCGTGAACTGTTGCTGCGCGAGATCGATGGTGAAGGGCCGGGGAAAATTGTCGGCGCGCGCCAGATGGTGGAGTCGAGCGCTTTTGGCGAATGGTTCGAGAAGCAGCCGGCGGCCGTGAAGCAGTTGGGCAATAGCCCGGAGCCTGCGCATGCCGCGAAGCTGTTGCGGTTGTTCGCGGCCGAGACTGGATTCAAGGTTTCTGGCGCGGCCGGGACAGGTGGTGGCCGGCGGGATGGTGCAGCGGCGGCACTGGATACACTGCGATCGCTTGGCGGCGCGGGTGCTCGCAGGCCGGCGCCGACGCATGAGGCCCCGGCGTCCAGCGGTCGCGAGGACAGGGAAATCGACGAAGACGAGGCCGAGCGGATGTTTCAGGAGGAAGCGGAGAAGCGGCGCAATGCCTCCAAACGTTAATAGATCGGATTTGGACTCGGCCAGGTGGTCCAAGGCGTTCAGCCCGGTGAATATCCCGGACGTCACGCAGAAGTGTCCGCATTGCGGCACCCCAATATGCAAGGGGATATTGGGGCGCGGGACACGGCTGGCGGTGAAGTGCAGGCGGGCTACCTGCCCGCATCACGACGATCAGCACCCCTTTGTGATTTTGGTCCCATAGGGGCCGTAATCCGTCCCGGCGAGTGCCGGTGAACGGAAGAGAGTGACACCAGCGCCCAATGAGTTGCGCGGCAGAAAGAGCAGTGTGACAACCATGGGAGGGTGTCATGGCAACGGTAACATACGGCGAGATCAGCCCCCGGGTGGGTGTGCTGGCGGTTTTGCGGCTCCTCGAAGTGGCCCAGCCGCGCATGACGATGCAGCGTTTCGGGCAGGTGACAACCCTGCCGAAGAAGCGCGGCGACACGGTGAAGTGGACCCGCTACGAGCGTTTCGCGGCGGCGATGGCCAAGCTGGCCGAGGGCGTTCCCCCGACTGCGCAGCCGATGCGCAAGCGCGATTATGTCGCGCAGTTGGCCCAGTTCGGCGCCATCGTGCGCATCACGGACAAGGTGGACGACCTCCACGAGGACAACGTCCTGGACGTGGCCGTGAAACTCTGCGGCGACCAGCTTGCGGAGACGGAAGAGCGCCTGACGATCGAACTCTGCAAGGGCTCGGCCAACCGCTACTACGCCAACGGCGTGGCGGGGCGTTCGACCGTGGCCAATGCGGTGTCGCGCGGCGATTTCCGCCGTGTCGAGCGTGGGTTTGCCCGCGCGAACGTGAAGAAGCTCAACCGCATGATCTCCCCGACGCCGCTCGCCGGCACGTGGGGTATCGAGGAAACCTTCTTTGCGGTCTGCCACACCGATCTGTCGGCCGACATCCGGTCGTGCAGCGGATTCCGTCCGTATTCGGAGTACGGCGAGCCGGACAAGCGGGTGGATGGCGAAATCGGCGCGATCGAGGCGTTCCGGATCATCGGGACCAACCTGGTCGAGCCGTACACCAAGGAGGGCGCCGAGACGACGACCATGCTCTCGGACGGCGACACCCCCAACGGCGCCGCGAAGGCGGATGTGTATCCGATCCTCTGCCTGGGCCAGGACGCCTTCGGCGTGGTGCGCCTGCAGGGCGCCAAGGCTGCGCACGTGACCGTGCTGCAGCCCAATGTTCCCCGCTTCGGCGACGAGCTCGGTCAGCAGGGCTCGGTGGGCTGGAAGATGTGGTGGGCCGGCGCGATTCTGTTCGAGGATGCGCTGGCGGTGCTGGAGGTGGCCTGCAAGGCCAATCCGGCCTAACCGGCCTAAGAGCGTGATGCGTGGCGCGGCGGCCGGGTGGCCGCCGCGCGGCTCACCAAAAGAGAATATCGCAACAGAGAATATCGCAACGGAGAAAAGGTATCATGAAAAACATCGCAAGAGGGCTGTTTGTCGGCCTGGGGTCGGCCGTCAAGATCGGGCTGGGCTTCGAGCCCATCAAGGTGAAAGTGGTGAAGGTGGGTCATGCCAACCTGACCACGCTGGAGTGGTTCGCCGACATGGCGCGGACGGCCACAGGCGCGGGCGGGATCGTGCGGGCCGGCGTGGCCAACGTGCCCGCTTTCGCGCTGCTGGCCATCACGGCTGGCATCCGCCGGTATGATGGCGGCGATGTGGTCTCGGCGTCGAGCCTGGCCTATCAAATCCCGGTGCAGGACAACCCGGACACGGCCGGCAACCGCGCGGGCGACATCGCCCGGTGGACGCTTCGGCACACCACCAACCGCACCGGCAACTTCAACGCCGGGCTGGACACCACGCTGTGCGGCGTGGGCAGCATGGTGGAGATCGGCGGGCGCAAATACCGCATCGTGGCGCTGACCAACGATGGCGACGCGGCCAACGAAGTGACGTTGGATCGCGCGGCGCCGTCCGGCAAGGTGTCGTTTGTCGGCACCAAGGTTGACTGGGTGGCCGCGCCGGTCGGCGCGCGCATGCCCGCGGGCTTCGAGATCCTCGATGTCACGCACGTCAACGAGGCCGCCACGACCTACGCCTTCGAGGCCGAAGGCGAGTAACCGGCATCGCGCGGCGATGATACCGGTGTGAGATGCCAATGAGCATCCATCCATCAAAACAAGTACAGGAGAGCTGCCCATGAGCAACGACGAAGATATCAGAATGGCCAAGAATGGCCGTCCGTTCAAGACCGAAGAAGAGGCGCAGGGCGAATTGAAGAAATTGGAACTCGCGCCGGACGTGTGGGGGGTGCAGCCGAAGGATGGCGGATGGGTGCTGATGAAGCATCTGGCCGTGCTGTCGGCGCAGCGGGAAGATCAGTCGAAGCGTGACGAGGCGGTGCGTGCCAAGGTGATCGACGGCGAAAAGTATTTCCGTGTCGTATTTCCCGAGAAGGGTGGACCGCACGACACCGAGAAAGTTGAGATTTCATGGCAGGGCGTTCGCATCACGGTTTCGCGTGGCGTCGAGGTGGTTCTGCCGCAGCGATTCCTGGGCGTTTGCGACAACGCCGTGCAGCGGGTTTTCGAGCCTGCCCCGCGCGGATCGTCAGCGTATGTGCCGGCGGGGGTGGTCAGGCGTCGGCCGTACACCAAGCTGGGCGAGAGTACGCGCGAAGAGTTTTTGAAGCAGTGGAACGAAGGAAACCACATCACCCGCGCGGAAGTGGCGGCGCATGGCGGCAGGCCCCAGGAGATCACGGGGTCATTAACGGCATGATGGGGAAATGACCATGGCAACGGTGGCGGATGCGATTACCAGCGCGAAGTGGCACGCCCGGCAGCATGTGTCCGAGGCCGACGCATTCACAGCCGACCAGTGGGCCGCTTGCATGCGGCGCGCGTGGAGACGCCTCTGGGGCCGCTGGCCGGAGGCGTTTTTTGCCAATGGCGAGCGGGTGGGGGATCTTCCGGAACTGCCGGTGGAAAGCGCGGCGGAACTGCCGATCGATGCCCAGTGGATCGACGTGCTCGGCGCGGCCATGGCCAGTGATGCGTTGTGGTCCATGGTTGGCGATACGCCCGAGCGCATCGAGTCGACCGCCGCGGCTGCCGGCCGGCTTGACGGGGTCGTGGCTCGCGGCATGGGTTAAGGAGCCTGGGTAATGGCGACGGCGGACAAACAGATTGCGCAACTGCTCGGGTCCATCGCGGCGGAGCTTCCCGGCTGTGCCACGGCAGAGAAGATCGCGGCCCTCGAACAGGCCGCCGTGAGATTCTGCCGGCAGAGCCGCGCATGGCGGCATACCCTGACGGTAGACATTCCAGCCGGCGAGCGCGCCGTAGCACTGGCATGGCCGCTCGGGGCGATTTCGTATTCCACCGACCTATACCGCGTGGATGGGCTGCTGGTGGTGCGCGGCTGCGTGACGTACGCCTTCCGGGTGGTGTCGCGGCAGACAGGCACCTGGCGGCAGGGTATCGAGTTTGAGGCGGCATTGTCGGCTGATCGCGCCATCCCGATCGAGGTACACGGCGTGCTGGCGCCTGTGGGAGGACCGGTGGCGGGTTCGGACAGCATCCACATGCCGGAGTGGATCATCGACCGCTACAGCGAGGCCATCGCCGCCGGCGCCGTGGCGAAGCTGAAGCGCCATGCTGGCAAGCCGTATAGCGACCCAGACGGCGCCACGTATGCCGATCGCGAGTTTTTGAGGGGCGTGGCGGACGCCTGCTTCGAAGGCGCCCAGAGCGTCGGGAGGGTGGTGTTATGACGACGCTCGTGATTACGGCAGGTGCAGACAAGGCATTGACGGCCGCAGGATCTGTGGCGGCGCGAGAGGCTGTGGAGGTGACGCTCGCGGATCTGGGCTCGCGCGTGGACGAGGGGCTGCTCTTGCGCATCGTCGGGCAGTCTGGGCTGGTCGCTGTGTGTGAGGGGTGGACGGCTGACGGCGATGATGCGGTCGGCACGCTGAACCTGAACACCGATGAATTGATTGCCGAGATGGGCGATCTCTTCCTGGGTGGCCGGCGATCTTTTAAGCTGGTGCTCTGGAGCCTGACCGATCAGGAGATGATTGGCGAGTGTTGGCTGAGCATCCGCGCAAATCCCATGGGCGAAGACGAGAGCGAGCCTCAGCCTGTGGCGCCATGGGGAACCGACCTGACGGATGTAAATGCCGCGCTGGCCGTGCTGGAGGATGCGATTGCAGCCCATGTGCATGATGGCGACAACCGCATCGCACACGGCAACCTGACCGGCGCCGGCACCCTGAGTCATGACGGCATCGAGGCGGCGCTCGCGGCCCTGCAGGCCGCCCTGAACACGCATGCCGACCGCCTGGCGGCGCTGGAGGGGTGGCGCACGTTTGCCACGGCGGCCCTGGCCGCGGCCGAAGACCTGTTGGCTGCGGTAAACGCCTGGCGCGGCAGCGCCACGTCCGACCTGAGCGCGGTTGTGGCAGAAGCCGCCAGCCTGCGGGCCACACTGACGGCGCTTTCCGCTCTGGCCCCGGCTGACCTCGGGTGGAGCGTCGGGGCCGGTACCACGATGCGGGCCATCCCGGGTGACAGCTTTGCCTTTGGCGATCTGGTCAAGGTGGTGCGGACACTGGTGGCTGACCTCAAGACAAGGGGCGTGATATGAAGCGCATGGCCGTGTTGATGTTGATGGTTGCGGGGGCGTCCATGCTGGCCATGGGGCTGGGGATCGACGGCGCCGCGATCTATCCGGAAACCAAAATCCTGACAACGAACGACGTGCCGGCAATCGTTGCGCCCGTATATGACGCCGTGAACAACGCGAACAGCTCGCGCGCCGCCCTGGGCGTGGCCATATCGAACGCCGTAGGCGAGCTCAGCGGAGCCGTAGAAGACCTCGCGCCCGGCTCCGCGGCTGGTTTGGCTGCTCTCAAGCCGTCCGATGCCGCCGCCCTCTCCGTCGCCGAGGCCCAGCGGATCGTGCAGGCCGACACCAACGCATGGCTGGTGCTGTCAGGCGGCACCGGCGTTCTGTATCAGGTGTCTGAGGTCGAAGATATAAGCATCAACACCAATTCTGTTATCATAACCCAGGTTGATTGGAACATAGATTGGGGTGGAAACGAACCATTTGTACTGCCACAAGCTGGGGACGTTTGGTCGTGGGGGTATAGTGCCACATTCGATTCTGTTGGATACGTAGGAAATACCACCGATGGTGATTGGTTGATCGCCAACGTGGAGGCTGAATACTGGGCGGTATTAGATTCAACATTTACGGCATCCTATTGGGAATCCTCACCCGCGTTTGAACCTGGGTTTTATTGCTCAGAAAATGAGTGGTATATAAACACAGCATGGAATGGAACGATCACCAATTCATACCTAGTCACCAATTGCTACACTATTGCCACCACCGAATACGTAGACAATGCGGTGACCAATCACGATACCGCGATTGACGCACACACGGACATCCGGTCTGGTCTATCTGACCATACCAACAACACCAGCAATCCGCATAACGTGACTCTGACGCAGGTGGGTGGCATTTCCTCTAACACAGGGGTCGCCATCGCACAGTCCGAGGTGTCTGTTCACAACACAAACACTCTTTCTCACTCTTACCCATGGACTTCCAATCAGACCACCATCGGAAGATGGGACACCATTGAAAACAATGTGGCGCTACCATGTTATTGGAAGCAAGACACTAATACATTTGCTGGGGCATCCTCCACGAATTTCTATAAGATTGTGCCACAGTATTCGGACCCCACAGACGTTCGACACGGTTATGGGGATGGCCTGTTCGTTGGCAAACCAGGAGGTGCCACTGGGTATAGACCTATCAATCCCGAAACCGGCACATCTTGGCCGGACCCACACTTATACTTGCGTGATATCAATGGGTCCTATTTCCGCAGCGAGTACCTGCACGAAGGGTTGGGAACGCTATCTTTTTATTACTGCATGAGGCACGTCAGCGTTTCTCCTTCGACTGTTGATGTCCAGGTAACGAGCTCAGCGTTACCAACATCCGGATGGACCACAATACTTACCACGAACACGTCTGTGACGACGACTTCAACCGTGTTTTTCAGCCTGCAGGTTAATCGTCGTGATGTGCGGTACTGGCGTGTGTTGAGGACAGACCCATCAGGAGCACCTGGCGTGACTCTATCTGATGGCATCCCGTTTGACGGGATCATGGCCACGCCGTGCCTTGTTACCTCCAACGATTATTCCAGTGTTCAGTCGATGTGGATCGTTGATGGGAAGGTGTGCGGTATCAAAGAGAACGAGCCGGATTCCATCGGGATCGGCCCATGGATTGGTGGTATGCAATCACTCTTGAGGTCCGATGGCACGAACCTCTTCTTCATCCCTGCCAGCAGAACCACAACTAATTCAATCACCAGCAACTAGGAGGCACAAATGAAAAAAGTCATCATCTGTTTCTTGATTCTTTCTACGAGCGTGTTTGCGGCACGCATTGTTCTGGAAGTCACACCCACGGAACGCGATGCCGTTATTGCGGCTCGCAAACTTGTCCGCGAGCAGGAAAAGCCTGTCGTGGTGGATGACGTACGCCAGAAAATCGCGACACTTCGCAGAGTCAAAACGTCCTTGACCAATCAATTGGCCAAAGTGGATGCGGAGTTAAAGAAACTCCGTGCCGAGTAACAACCAAACCAAAAGGAGCATCAATATGAAATCACTCACACGCATCGCAGGACTCGCAATAATCGCCGCCGGCCTTGCCGGGTGCAGCACCACGCCGGTGGACGCCAACAAGTGGGCCGCGGCCTACTACGCCCAGGCCGCCACGGCGGAGATCCTGCGCGTCACCGGCACCAATATCACCATCAGCGTCACGGGCGCGACCTCCATTGCGCTCTCGACGCCCATCCAGCCCAAGCAGATGTTGCCGCGTGATCCTGGCACATGGGAGCAGGTTGGCGATGTGCTCAAGACCATCGCCCCCTGGGGCGTGATGGCCTACCTCGGCGCCAACGGCGCGTACACCCCCACGCAATCCTACCGAGGCCCCATCAACGTCACCACCCCGGCGGCGGCCGAGACTCCCGCCACGCCCTAACCACCAACCATCAACCACCAACCATGAAAACGGCACTATGCATATCGGGTGGCAGCCTGGACGGTTTCTGCCTGGGCGTAGGCGTGCTGCTTGCGTTAGAAGATCGCGGCGTGTTGGATGCCAATAAGCTCGAACTTCACGGAAAGCTCGACTGCTACGGCACGTCAGCCGGCGCGGCGTTGGCCTGCTGGGTAGCTGCCGGCCGCCCGATCGGATTGGCCGATGGCCTCGCAGCCCAGCTCCGCGCCCTGCGCGATGCGGACATCCGGGACCCGCGCCCGCTCTGGCAGGCCCGAATGGCGTGGATCGACAACATCTGGGATGGCCGCAAACTGCGTACCATGCTGCACCGCCTGATGCCCAGCGCGGCGGATCTGCGTGCTACGGCGCCTACCCGTAGGTGGCACGCCTACGCGGTGCCAATGTCCGCCGCGGCTGCGATGGATGTGGCTTTTGGCTGCTACCATGGCCACGATGCTCCAGCGGATGTCTGCGCGGCATCCATGGCTCTGCCGATGATCTTTCCTCCGGTGGCGCTGGCAGATGGCAAGGCATATCAGGATGGCGGCACCGCATGCAATCTGCCGCTGCCGGCCAACCCACACGCCTACGATCGCATCGTCTGCGTGGTTTTGAGTGGCGCGCAACGAAAGTATCAGGCGCCCAGGTCGGTGCTGTCGGGGGCGCTGACGCAGATCGGGCGGCTGTTGGCCGGCCAGACCGAGACGTCCATCGCATGGGCGCGTACCTGGCCGCACTGCACGATCATCCGGCCGCCCTTTGACGGCGCCGGCGGCATGCTGCATCTTGATCATCGCATGATCGAGGCCGGCGCGAAGCACACCAGTGACCAACTGGAGCGGGAGGGGCTGAAATGACACCGGAGAAGCGCGATCGAGTCGAGCGGGTGCGGACGTACATGCTCAAGTCGGACCTGCCAGAGGAGGTCAAGGACATGCTCTCCACACTGCTGGACGAGGCCGCCGGTGCCGCGAATGGGAGCGTGGACAAGTTGCAGTCCCTGGCCGATACGCTGCTCGCGCTATCGCTGCATGAGGTCAAGCAGGCCGTCCGGGAGCCCGAGCGTCTGCGCCATGCGGCCGAGCGGGCCGTGGCGGCACACATCGACCTCTGCCCGCTGCGCGGCGGATCAGGCTGGCCGCGCTGGGCGATCTGGGTCTACCCGTTCCGCTGGCAGGTCATGGCTGCCGTGGTCGCGCTGGCGTTTGCCCCGAGGACGCCGGATATCCTGAAGATACTCGGATCATGGTGGGGGGTGAAATGAATGCGTTGTTCACGCTGGCGGATGTGTTGGCGCCCGTCAAACGGGCGCTGCGGCTGACGGCTGAGCCGGATCTGTCGCTGGCGCGTGCGCGCATCGACACGCTGCACCGTGAGCTCTGCGCCCTGACCGACTGGCCGGCGTTGCGGGCTACCTTGCCGGTGTCGTCGGCTGCCGGCGCGAGCGTGGCGATCCCAGGGGCCGCAGGCGTAATGGCTGTTTTCCGTACCACCGGCGGCGCGCCGTATTGGTTTTGCGAGTCGTTCGATGTGCATGCGTCGGACCTGTCAGGCCGGGCGCTCTGGAGTCTTGGCGCGCCGAGTCGCAATTTGGCCAATGATCTGTTGGTGGATGTGTGGGAGTGGAGCAGCGAGGGGAGCGTTCATGTCCCGTCAACAGGTGTGCCGCTGTTGATCTCGTATTGGCGGCGCCCCGAGCCTCTGGCGCAGGACACCGACAGGATCGCGCTGCCGGTCACGCGCGCACTGGTGGTGATGGCCATCCTCGATCTGGTGGGCCTGATGGACCGCAAAGACGTGGATGTGGCGCCATGGCGCGAAGAACTGGGGCCGAGCATGGATGCGTTGCGCCAGTCCAACCCGGCGGCGCCGACACAACTTTTGAGGCTCCCGAGCGGTCGCCTCTTAACGCGCTCGCCGTTGAGGGTTTAACGGCAGTCAACAACAACTAGGGCTATGCCCGGAAAGGAATCAAACCCATGAACAAGTGGATGCACAGGGGGCTGTTGGCCGCGATCGCGGTCTTGTCGATCTTGATGGCCATCGGCACGGTGGCGCTGGCCGCGACGCGGCTGGAGCCGGTGCTCGTGACCGTCGATGACGGCTCGGGCTCGTGGAAAAACACCGGCGGCGACATGGTGCGGCTGGCCGCGGTGACGAGTTCCGCCACGGGCGGCACGCTGACGGTGAGCGTGAGTCTGGGGGTGACCCGGGCCGACAGCGCGGCGGCTACGCTGCAGCTCGGCGCGGCGGTGATCGTCCCTCCAACCAACATTACCGTCTCGGTGGGGAGCACGGCATATGTCTGGCCGCAGCAGACCGTGACGCTGGAGTATGGCACGAACATCACCGATCACACCGTATTCCTTACGGTTGAAAAGACGGAGTGACCCGTGGCCGACTTCGGCACATACTCGCTCGCGGATGTGGCGGCCCAGGTTCCGGCCTCGGCTGCCACATTCCGCGGGTGGGCTTCTGCCCCGCTGATGGGGCAGGAGTCAGAATTGACGCGCTTCTGGGTGGTGGACCATCACCTGCAGGAGCGTGTGCTGGCGTTTCTGGACAAGTATGGCGATGCCGACCACTTCAACGCGGCCACGCCCCTGGTGGAGTGCCATGCGATCTCGGCGCCGGCGATGGCCCAAGGGGTGTCGGCCCCGGCTGGTACCTACCGCATTGTGCGCAACTACACCGACCCCAACGAGCCGGGCAAGGTGTTCCAGTTGTTGCGGGCAGGGTGGATCGAGAGTCTGGTGACCGCTGGCGCGGTGGATTTCAGCGAGGCGAGGGTTCTGAGCGGATCGGGCGGGAGCCAGCTTACGGCGCCTGCAGGCGCTGGGACGGCCACGAGCCGCCGGCGGGTGATTACCGTCACATGGTACGGGGTTAATCCCAAGGCGGCGCACACGGTGGCGGAGAGCCTCTTCGCGCTGGCATCGAGCGGGACACCATGGAACAGCTTTACGATCAATGGCGAAAACTACGGCACGGGGTGGGTGCGGCTCGGGGCGAGCCACAAGCTGGCTGAGGATGGATCCGCGGTCGTTGAGGTGGTGCTGGTGCAGGGCGAAGCGGTGTTCGAGTTCTTCGCCAACAAGGGGGTCAAGGGCGAGAGCGCCGAAACGATGCTGGAAGATGTGCCGGCGGACATGGTGAAAGCCTACGTCGAGAACTGGCGCAAATATGGCGCGCTTTCCGGCAACGGCACGGCGCCGCGGGGTGGGAGCGTCTCGGGCAAAGTGGATTTGTCGTCCGGGTTGGCCTCGCTGCGGTTCTCATGGAAGCCGTCCACGGCCGCCAAGGGCGCGATTGTCACGAGCATGTACGTGAATGCCAACGTCTGGGAGGTCCATTTCATGGCCTGGAACCAGCCGGGGGCGAATCTTTCGCTCTATGTGGCGGCCGACATGAGCGGGCTGGGGCTTCCGGGCAACGAAGCAAGTCTCGAAGCGGCCAGGTTGGCGCTTGGCGGGGCGTCCGGATGGTATACCTGCAACGTGGCGATCGGGAGTGTGGCGTCGGCCGACTGGTCGCTATCCGGGTTTGACTACGATCCCGAGACGGAGCTCTTCTCCTGGCATTCGGTATGGCGTCCGGTCCCGGAGAACTTCATCGCCGGGCGAACCCACTACACGGCGAAGTGGGAGAAGCGCAACTGGTTCTGGGATGATCCGGCCGCCGGCGAGAAGTACCTGACCTGGGAAGAGCAGGTCATGGGCACGCAATTCGCGCATGCCTGGGCGGCCTTTGCGTCCTACGGCGACGCCTGGGCCTGGCGCGAGGCTTCGCATGTGGATGACGTGCCATTCCCGCGCAAGGTGGGGATGTACTGGCTGGCGGTCAAAGTTACGGTCTATTCCTGCACGGGGTGGGTTGAGGCCGGCGACACCGGCGACCCCGTAAACGCAGCCGGCTGGCACAACAAGGCCACGGACGTCGACTACCAGCGTTACATCGGCGGAGGGGGATAAGTGGCCGATGACCTACAAGCCGAACTCTCCAGCCTCAAGGCCACACTGACGGCATTGCAGGCGCAAGTATCGGTGCTGACCGCCGCGCTGCAGCATTCCCAGTCCAGCGTGGCCGAGCTCAACCGCGCGGCGGTGGAGTCGGCGCGAGACATCATCGGGTTGCAGGTATCCGCGGCCGTGGCGCGCAACTACAAGCGCATGGCGGTTGACAGCCGCATGGAGGGTGCCTCGCGCCTGGAGGTTGTAGACCCCGAGGCCGACCCGGTGGTGCTCAAGAGCCCGCTGGAGCTCAAGGAAGATATCCACGTCACCGCGCTGGGCATCTCCGATGCCGGCAAACTGCGCTACAAGGGGCTTGGGATCAAGACCCTGTACGGCAAGGTTAAGGAGATCCGCGAGCTGGGCGAAGACGACGGCGCGGATGAGGATGGCTGGATCGAGGTCGAGGGCGCCTTTGCCGGCGGTATTACCGACTTGCGCGTCAACAAGATCACGCACACGTTTCAGGTCAAGCGCGCCGATGCGGAAGACCCTGACGCATGGCAAGATTTGCCGGACGACGAAACGGCCGGCGGTATTCTGGATGAGTTGACTTTTACGGTTGGGCCGACTGGGCCGAAGGGCGACAAGGGGGACACAGGTGATACCGGAGCGACCGGAGCAACCGGCGCGACAGGGCCACAAGGCCCGCAGGGTCCTGAAGGTCCGCAGGGGCCAACCGGCGCGACCGGGGCCACTGGTGCTACCGGGGCTACCGGCGCGACCGGCGCACAGGGGCCGCAGGGAATACAGGGACCCGCCGGCGCGGATGGCGAGGACGGCGAGGATGGGACATTCGACACGTCCATGGTGCAGGACTCGATCGAGGTGGATGGCACGTCCGGGAAGCTGAGGCTCAAAGGGGAGTCTGGCGCCGCAGGCAACTCCAAGGTCTATGCGACCCATCCAAGTACAGGGGCACAGGCGTGGAGGGCGGTGGCCAAGTCTCTCGTTGTTGATGCGTCCGATGGGTTGCAGTTAAGCGGCGACACCGCATCGCCTGGCAACTGGAAGTTTTACGGCACGAACGGGTCTGGCACGCGAGGCTGGCTGACAGGCTTGGTGTTGTCGGCGCCATAACAGGTGGTTGGTGAAGCATGGCTGAGTCCGTGTTATTGGGACCTTCTGGTAAAGTCCTGCTCGATTCTACAGACAACAGTCCCATGCTGTTTGACTGGGATGACTGGCCTTCTACGGTTTCAATTGCAGGCTCAACCTATTATTACTACCCAGGCCAGGCTGTGCTCGGGACAAGAACGCTATCCAAAGAAAGCGAAACCGTTTATTCAGTCGCGTGGTCCCAAAATATTACAGATGGATTCATGACAACACCGTGGTACTTCAAGTGCGATCTGCGCCTTTGTTGCGACGAAACTGCCGCCACGATTCTGTGGAGGGTTCGTCATTTGCGGAGTCAGTGGTTCCCAACATATGGGACCGTTGTTGGCAGTCACACGTTTACGGTCACCGGGTTAACGCTCTCCCCTTTCGGGACGTATACCTACAAATCTGGCGGTGATTCCACTTCATCAATCGTGGTGAGCGCATGAGTGCCAGTCACGGCAGAGCGCTGCACAATCCTACTGGCGGCCGGGCGCTACACTCGCCTGAAAGCGGGAGAGCGCTGTACGGCCCCGACACGCTGATTATCTGGAGTGGCTCGGGTTGGCTGCAGGAGTCGTTCTGTTCTCCGGCCCCGTGCTCGCATGATGCGATTTGGCAGCAGAGGACGCTGGATGCGACATACTTCGGCGCGCGGAATCGAGGCGACCCTCTTGATGTGTATGACCCATCAACGGACATTCCTCCTGGTAATGGCGGGTTGTTACTGTGGCACGCCGACGTCTATGTCGGTGGCATGCCGTGGAGTTGGGACACGCACCTTTATTTTCTGGTCCCCGGCGGAAACTACACGAAGCATTGGAAGGTAGCCTGGTACTTCAACAGTGCTGAATCTGAGTGGCGGGTTGATTTTCTATTTGGAACTGCCGGTATTGCGAATGTCGTTGTCGCGCATCGATTCGTCATCTCTGGTGACAGTGACGACCCGCCTGGGTTTCACGATCAATATGAACGTGTGATTGGCGACGGATCGATCAAGGATGTCTATGTCCGGCATGCACATTGAAACCACAAAAAGGAAAAACACATGAAAACGACGCTGTGCTTGAGTTTCCTGACGGTTGGTCTGCTGGCGGTCTGCTTGTTTGCCGACCTGCCGGCGGCATCGGTGGCGGTGACGTGGACGAGGTGGGAGAGTTCGGCGGCAATCCCGGGAGTGTATGCGGCTGGCGGAACGCTTACGATCTCGAACGGGACGGCGCTGGTTTCGGCGGCGGTCGGCACAAACGTGCCGGCGGTTCCGCAGGACCTCACGGGGCTGGGCGGGCGGATCGTCATGGGCGGGATGGTGCAGAACGGCACCAACATCACGCAGGCTTTTGCCATCTCCACGCTGACGGCCACGGCTGGCACGTTCACCGCTACGCTCACGCTCCCGGCGTTCAGCAATATCGTTGGGGCCGCCGATGGGGCCGCGCTGTTGCCGTTGCAGCTCTCGATCACCAACAGCATAGGCGGGCGATACGTCTATCCGGGCCTCAAGATGCTCAACATCTTCAGACCGCTGGGAGAGTAGCGGCAAGGGTGTTGCCATTTTCGGCTGGATGCCGTAGGGTCAAAGGGTGTCGGCAGATGCCCATGAGCATCCACCTGTTGCAGCGCAAATAGGGGGTGCGTCATGCCAATCAAAGTCGTCGGGAATGAACGGTGGTTGAGCTGGCAGCCGAAGGGTACCAGCGGGCGGAATCTGCTCGGGGCGCCGCGGGCGCCGGATGTGGGGCTCGGGCCGGTGGGGATGGTGGGGTCGGTCGGCTATTCGCAAGCGGCGCTCTCGCCGCAGGCCCAGAAATGGGAGCGCATGGGGCTCTACTGGACCGGGCGCGGCGTGGCCCAGGGCCGGCCGCTGGCGGAGATCGAGCAAGGGATCGGGCTGGCCGGCGCGCGCGATGCCCGCGACGAGCGCATGACCGGCCATAATATCGCGATGGGGCTGAATCGCGATGCCCGCGACGAGCGCATGACGGGGCATAATATCGCGATGGGGCTGAATCGCGACGCGCGCGACGAGCGGCAACTCTCCCACGGCGTGGCCATGGATCAGGCGCGCGGGGCGCGCGAAGCCATCGACCTGATGTCCGGCCTGACACCAAAGACCCAGCGCGCCACATGGGGGTTGGTCTCGCAGGCGCCGAATCCCGGAACGATCAATCCGCGCATGGCGCCTGCCAAGCAGGATCCGGCAAAGTCTCCCATACCTGAGTTTCTGGACAAGCTCACGTCGATGGCGATCGATCAGGGGATGGGGATCGACCCAGCGTCAAAGGACGCACCCCTGCAATACGAGCGCCTGGGCATGCAGATCGGGCTTACCGGTCGGCACGTCGGCGCGCAGATGAAAGACCTGATCGAGCGCTATCGTCCTGACTTCGAGGCGGATCGTCAGCGCAGGGCCGGGCTGGTGCCGGCGGCCGGCGGCGCCGCTGGCGGGATCGTTCCCAATTCGGGAAGCGCAACCGGCGGTATCGTTCCCAAAATGGGAACTCCAGCGGATGGGTCCTCCGCGGCCGGCCAGCCAGGCGCACAGGGCTCCGCCACGGATGTCGACCCGGCGGTGATCGCGTCGTTCAGGCAGAAGTTTCTCGCGGAAGGAAAGTATCCGCCGCCGGATCAGGTTATTCGCCAGCGGATTCTTGAGCAGCAACGGCGCCTGGCGGCGGAGTCCGCGGCGCGCACTGGCGCGACACGATAATCTTTTCTGGAGCCCACCATGCCGAAAACATCGATGGCGCCCACGGATCCACTTCGAAGGCGGCAGGAAGAAGAACAGTTGGCGTCTGAGTTGGCCTCGTTGCCGGACCTCGACCCCGGCGATGATTGGCAGCAGGACGAACTGGCCAGGCTGCGCAAGGCGCGCGAGAAGGCCTATTCGAAGCCGCGCCTGATGCCCGGCAACCAGCGCGCCGAGCGTGAGCGCCTCGATGCCGAGATCGACCATTTGATGCGGTCGTATCCGGATGCACTGGGCTTGGGCTATCCGCGGCAATGGGTCACCGGCGACCCCAACGACGACCTCCCCGAGTGGCTCGAACCGATGCCGGCGGGGTTGAAGGGACGGCAGGCGGCCGAGTGGCGGGCTGATAGGCTGGCGGAGATGGAGCGCCCAAAGACCCACGCCGTCGACCCCGAAGGGCGGGTGTTGCGGGCGGACGGCACGCCGGAATTGACGGTCAATGGCGAGCCGTACAAGGCCACACCTCGCCGGGTGGGCAAGAGCATCGTCAACCGCGCGGGTGATTCCCAGCCCGGCGCCTGGCAGTGGCAGGACTCGCAAGGGGTGATGCGCGATGAAAACGGCCGCGCGCTGAATCCGGATGAGATCGATACCCTCGCCACGCCGTCTTTTTCTTTGCGGGAGAGTTATCTCCGGCAGGAACAAGCGGCTTTGCCTGAGCGGCTGGATGCCCTGGCGGCGCGCAGCATGGCCAGGCAGGCAGAAGGCTTGCGGGTGGATGCCAAGGAAGAACTGGCCAGGCTCGGCACGAACATCCCTGACTATATTCCGTTCTCGCCCTCGAAGCTGCTTGCGCTGGCCGAGATTAACATGATCGGCCGGAAGGCGTCGGCCTATCAGGCATGGGAAGAGCGCCGCGCCGCGGCCGAAGCGGCAGGGCAGCCACTCCCAGATGACGACCAGCCGCCCGAGCTGACGCGCCTGGAGAAAGCCAAGTTGGATGAGTTCGTGGCCGATCAGGCGCTGCGGCGCGAGGTGGGGCAGACCATGGGCGCCAATGTGGCGTCTGGCGTGGCCAATCTCTTCCCGTTCGTGGCCGAGATCGCCATGACCGGCGGCCTGGCCGCCGGCGCACGCTCCATGACGGCTCGGGCGGCTGAGCGGGGCGTGCGTGGCGTGGCTGGCAGGGCCGCGGCGGAGTCACTCGGGAAGTACACCCGCGATAAACTCACCGGCCGGCTGGTCCGTGGTGTGGCTGAGCGGATGGGTGGGGCATCTCTCGCCCGCGTGGCTGCCACGCCGCACGGGTTTGCAGCCGACTATCTCGAACGCCGGATGCCGTCCATGCAGGTGCTGCCCGAGGCGGCACCGGGCAGCGGCCGTGAATTGCAGGCTGTGTCTCCCGGCCAGACATCCGGCGATGCCGCATGGAACACCCTGAAGAGCCGCTGGATCATGTACGGAGCGGAAGAGGCTGGCGAGGGCGTGGCGGCTATTGGTCGGGCGGGTGGTGCGAAGTTGGTGGGGCTGTTGCCCGCCAGCACGGCCGAGAAGCTGGGTAAATCGTGGATGGGCCGGCTCTACAAGGCCACGCGCCATGCCGATGCCCAGGCGCAGACACCGCGCACGGCCGGGCGGCCGGGGGTGCCTGGTTGGCAGGGGCGTGTACGTTCCCGCGGCGATACCATGCCGATATCGCGCGGGTTGCGCGCAGCGAACATCCAAGGGTATGTCCCGGAACTGGCCGAAGAGCAGCTCGAAAAGGCTCTCAATGAGTTCCTGGGCGTGGATCTCACGCCTGAACAGCGGGCCGATCCGCTGATGGCCAGGTTTGAGAGGGCCATGTTTGATGCCGAAGAGGCCGCTACCACCATGGCCGTGCTGGCGATCCCGGGTGTATTGCGGTCAGGGGCGGCTGTGGCCGAGACCGCACGCGAACGCGGTCAGCTCTACAAGGCTGCTCAACGCGATCGCGCGGCACGGCATGATGCCATGAACAACGTGCGCGCTGCGGCGGCCGCCGCCGGCGTGAATTACGACGCCTTCGAACAGGGCAACCGTGCGGCGGCAAGGGCCACGGCTGCCTACATTTACTGGCGCGATCTGGCCGCACTGCATCCGGAAGGGAGCCCGGCGCGCCTCGAAGCTGCTGCCAAAGCAGATGCCGCGGCCCAGGCTGCGCTGGCAGCGCGGCAGTCGATCCAGCCCAATATTGAAGCCATGATGGCCGAAATGGCTCGCATGGCCGCGCCGTATGGCGGCGTGAGGGACATCAAGCCTGCCGATTTCAAAACCAAAGGCGAGCGCGACCGCTTCTTCGGCCTGCTCTATGCCCTGGAACAGTCTGGAGTGAGCCAGGAGGGCGGGCAGGAGTTTGGGCGCTGGATGACGGCGCAATGGTCCCCATTCAGCGATGCGCCCCAAGCTCCGGCTGCAGGTCCGGCGGTTGGGCAGTTAGGCGGTCCGGCGGTTGGGCAGGCGGACGAAGATGATCTGTCGTACGGCGATGGGCGTGCTGAAACTGGGCAGCCAGACGGTCCGACCGCCCCACCGCCAGACGGTCCGACCTCTAATCATGCCGAGAGGCTGCTCGCGGCCGGATCTGACGGCACGCTGGTGGATCAGGTGGTGGCGGCGGGGTCCACTGCGCCGATCCAAGAGAGCGCGGCGGAAGTCGAGGCGCGCAAGCAGGCCGACGATGCCGCGAGGCGCGCCACGCTGGCACAGAACTACGCCCGTGCCCAGGCGGAACTGGCGGTCAGGCGCGAGAAGAACCCAAAGTGGGCGCTTGCCACGCAGGATATACGCCTGATGGTGTCGTTTGGGGCGCAGGCAGGGCATCAAGCCATGCGCGTCTATCGCGACTTGCGCGCGCTGGGTGTGGAAGTCTGGGAGGCTGAAAAAGAGGTCCGCCGGGCCTGGCCGGGGTTCATGCGGCAGCGATCGAGCGTCACCGATGGCGCCGAAATCTACACGCTGGTGGATGCCGTCCGCGATATTGGCGGGCTGCGTTCGTGGAAGGTGGGCAAGGAGGGCGGCGCCGCCAGCCTGCAACGCGACTATGGCGAACAGATACCGCTATGGTTGCGCAACAGCACAGGCACCCCGCTTGACCAGGCCGTGGCGCTCATCAACGAGATGGGCTGGTCGTTCGATAGCGTGGATGCCTTCGTCGAAGAGCTCTCGCGCGTGGTGGGCAAAGACCTGGCCGTGGAACGCAATCCCGTCAAGGCCCAGCAGAAGGCCGAAGCCGATGAGGCCGCGGCTTACGAGCAGTGGGAACAGAGCGGCAGCGAGCTGGTGCCCGTCGACCGTTTGGTCGTTGGTGCGGAGTGGTCGGCCTTTGGCGAGCGTTTCAAGGTTGTGGAGGTGGGCGATACCGCGCTGCTGGTACGCGCCATAGGCCAGCGATCCGAGACGTGGCTGCCGTTCGAGACTCTCTCCGATATCCGCATCGACAAGGGGAGCCTCAAGACCCCGGCTGCTGCGGCGCCGGTGGAAGACGACCCGTTTGACGCTGCCATCCGTGCGCAGGCTGATGGGGAAGTGGAAGATGCCGGCGCTTCGGCCTTAGACGCGCAGATGGCACAGCTTGAAGATGTTTCTGTGGGGATGACACCCGAGCAGCAAGAAGAGGCCGTGTCATGGGCTATGCAGGCCCATCCCGGCGTATTCAGGGCGAGCGCGCATGCCCGGCGTAGTCTCGACAAGTTGCTCTCCGAACATCCCGGCTGGAGCTACGAGCAGGCCCGCAAGGGATGGGTACAGAAGGTGCAGGACAAGGCTGCGGCGCCGGGCAAGCCGGCACAGAGCAAGACTCCTGGGGAGGGACACCCCGGCGGAAGCCCGGCGGCTGCCAAGCCCAAGCGCGCGCTGGTGCCGAAGAAGAAAACAATTTTGCCGCAACCTGCTGGGGCAGGCCAGCAGCCGGAAAAGGGGTCCGCCCCCGGCGCCTCGAACGGAGCAGAGGCGGGAGCGGCTCCATTGGAAAAACCAAAATCAGCCGTCGCTGCCGGCGAACCCGGCGCGGCAACCCAAGCCGCCCCCGCTGGTGAAGCTGTAAGCCAGCCTGTTGCCGCAAGGCCGGATGCCGGAACGCCGGCACCGATCAGTCAGGGGGCGGCTCCTGTTTCCGCCGTGGCCGGGCTGAACGCGGCGGATCAGGCTCGCATGCAGGAGATACAGGCCAAGCTGCGCGCCAAGATCAATGGCGGCGGCGGCGCCGTGCGGGAAGATCAGTCGGAGTATGGCGCGGGGGACACAAGATGGCAAAGCGATTTTGTGTTACAGGGTGGCGTTGGACGTGAGGATGCGAGAGTATCGCTTCTTAGGTTGGCCCAGGATCGGCCCGTTCTGCACAACGAATCGACGGGCATGGATGCGCGGTTTTCGAGAACATCGGTTGAAAAGTTGATCTCCGCACAAGCCATGCGGCGATCAGTCGATAATGGATATACGGCGCTTCAGCATAATGCCGTGGCCTCCAGAATCGGGCCGTTGTTCGAGAAATCCATTCATCTTCTGTCGCGGCCGGATCGTTCGGGAGACCTCAACGTCAAGGCGATCCATCGGTTTGCTTCGCCTGTCCTGGTTGACGGTATTGACAGCGTCGCATTCATCACCGTCAAGGAGAGCACCGCCCATGGAAGCATGCTGTACTCGGTTGAGGCGGTGGAAATAAAAAGGCTCGCAGGTAGATTGGAAGAGGCCGGAGGCACACTTCCCGCTGCGAGCAAGACGAATCTATCAGAACGCATGGCGGAAATCAAGCGCGGCGTGATGGAGGTGCGCGAGGCTCCGGCGGAGTATGGCGCTGGCGCGTTCGGCGCGGAGTCGGCCACGCTGGCGGCGGAGATGGCCGGGCTCTACGCCAAGGCCGGCGAGTTGACTTTCGCCGGGTTTGCCGCGGCTGTCCGGCGGGATATGCCGGACGTGTGGGATGGCATCAAGCGCTACCTTCATGGGGCGTGGACCACGGCCGGCGCGGATAACCCGGCGCTGGAGGATATCACGCGGGCTGGTGCCGCCGCGGCGCTTGGGGAGATCGAGGCTGGTGAGCGTGAGGCGCAGCGGCGGGACCTCCATATCCGCCGTAATGAAGGGCTCACGGATCGGCAGCGCCAGGTGGCGGATGAACTGGCGGAGATCGTTCAGCGCCCGGCCGGAGAGGTGGATGCCCTGTTTGCCGCGCTGACGGATGACAACACCCAGGGGCTGGCCGACACCATGGCCGGGCTGATTGTGGGTACGGACCTCGCCCGCTATCTGCACCCTGCCTATCGGACGTATGAGGGGCGCATCGAGTTTACCCAGGCCACGGGCGCGGCGGCATCGGCCTATGCCGAAGACCTGGTGCGCCGTCGCCTGGCCAACCCGCCCAAACTGGCCGGCGGCGCGAGCCCCATCGTGATCTTTACGGCCGGCGGTGTGGCGTCTGGAAAAAGCAGCATTCTCACGCCCGAGGCCATCAGGCGGGAAGGACCGAGCTTGGTTGTCGACGCGCAAATGCGATACCCGGACAAGGCTGTCGCACAGGTCGCGCTGGCCCTGCAACATGGCTGGACCGTGCAGGTGTGGTATGTCCAGCGTCCGTTTGCCTTGGTCGTGGATGGCGCGATTCATCGCGCTTACAAGTCGGGCCGCTGGGGACCGCTGAGCGAACTGCCGGCACTACACATGATGGTGCAGCAAACACTTGGTGCTTTGGGCGCGGCATATCAGGGCAATCCGCAGGTCAATATCCGCGTTTTCCATAACCAGCAGTACCACGATGCGCAGGGCGATCGGATCGGCACAATCGATGTCATCAGCGTGGCCGATGTTGACATCGGTGGGCGTTTGCATTATGATAATGCCGTTGAACTTGAGAGGATCGGCCATGAACGCTTCCGCAACGCGGCCCAGTCAGGGAAAATCGAATCCCGTATCCTCGACCTTCTCGGCACCGGGTGGGAGAAAGCACTTTCCGCCGGGCTCGCCGGAAGAGACGGCGGAGATCGACAAGACCGTGCTGGCCGCAATGGCCAACCCGAATCCGGTGCCGGACTGCCGGCCGCCGGACATTCAGAAGAAATACCCGCTCCCCCCGTTTCCGACACTGTTCGGCCCGGCGCCGGCGACCAGGTAGCGCCACAGCCCGCACCCCGTCCGCTTGTTCCGCCGCCGGCCCCTACAAAAATAGGCTTGCCTGCCGATGCGAAAAGTGGCAGCGTAAATGGTGGAAAGCGGCGGAGTCTGATCCCGCCGAAGAAGGGAGCGCCCGATGCGCCTGTACAGAGAGACCTATTTGGCGGAGATGGCGCGCAAGCGCCCGCTGGAAACCGCGCAACTGCGCTCCCATCCGCCGAAGGATCCGCCGGAAGGGATGACCGAGGATCAGGCGCTGGAACGGGGCTGGGTCTGGGCGCCGACGCGGCTGGAGCAGATCGCCGCGGAGCAAGAGGATTACTACCAAAACCGAGAATCTCGGGCGGCACTGCTGGAGTATCGGCGGGCGATGTGGAAGCAGCAGGGCGAGGCGGAAGCCCAGCAGGTGATGATGCAGACGGCGCGGCGCGTCCGGGAGGAGAACGTGGAGGCGCTAGCCTCTTCGATCGCGTGGGAACCGGAAGCGCTGCAGGCGGCGCAAGCACGGGGGGACGTGGAGGCCGAGGAACTCCCGCCAGCGCATCCGTAGATGACGGCCTGGCCCTGGCGCCGCGCAATTTCAGGCTGACCGTCGCAACCATGGAGGCTATGGCCGGGCGTAGTCCGTTGGCCAAGGCCGAGGCGAACGTCAACGCCATTCGTGTTCTCAAGCGTGTTCTCGCGGCTGGGCGCCATCCTACCGACAATGAGCGCGAAACTCTGGCCGGATATATCGGCTGGGGCCATAGCGGGATCGCCAACAAGATGTTCCAGCCCGGCAACGCGACGGGCGAGTTCAAGGCCCTCGCGGATGAACTCGAACGGCTGTTGACTCCGGAAGAACTGGCCACGGCGCGACGGTCTACCCAGTATGCCCACTATACCAGCGCGGAAGTTGCGGCCGAAATGTGGCGCGCTGCCCAGCGGCTCGGGTTTGCCGGCGGGCAGGCTTTCGAGCCTGGGTATGGCGTGGGTCGGTTTATCGGCTTGATCCCTGATGCGCTGGTCAACCGCGTGCGCTTTGCCGGCGTGGAGATGGACGGCGTCTCGGCCCAAATCGCACAGATGCTCTATCCCGAGAGCGGCCTGCGCCATCAGGACCTGGAGTCTTTCCCGTTCATGGCCGATGCCTTCGATATGGTGATCGGCAATCCGCCGTTCTCTTCCCGCGTGGTGCTGTCGGACCCGCGCTATGCCGAAGAGAAGATGGTGCTCCACGATTATTTCATCCGCAAGAGCATGGACATGCTCAAGCCTGGCGGCCTGATGATCCTCGTCACGTCGCACGGCACGATGGACAAGGGGAACGATCAGACCCGCGCGCGGATCGCGGCCCAGGCCGACCTCGTGGGGGCGATCCGACTCCCACAGACAGCCTTCAAGCAGGATGCCGGCACGGAAGTCGTGACGGATATCCTCTTCCTGCGCAAGCGCGCCGAAGGCGCCGCGCCTGCCGGCGAGGCGTGGACCGGCCTGGGTGAAATTAAGATCGGCGACCAGAGCGCATGGATAAACGAGTATTTCGCCAACCATCCCGAGATGGTGCTCGGTCGTCATTCGCTTGCCGGCAAGATGCGTTTCGGCGGCGGCATGGAATATACGGTGGAGCCTGGCGACACCCCGTTCACGGTGAGATTGTCAGGAGCGGTTGATTCCCTGCCCGAGTTTGTGCCTGCGACGGCCCAGGACGATTCTCCTCCGCCCGAGTCGCTTCTGCCGACCGGCGCCGACGATCTTTCCGCCAGGCTGTCCGAGACATCCGGCAAGATCGACGGCGGGTTCGTGATTGGCACGGATGGCGCGGTTTACCTCTTCGACAATAAGGCGATGATACCGTTCCTGCCGAAATCTGAGCGCAAGAACGCCAAGCCCGGTGTGCAGGCGGAGTATGTGTCGAAGGATGCCATCAAGATCATCAAGCACTACATCCCCCTGCGCGATGCTTACCTGCGCGTGCTCGACGCTCAGCGCAATGGCACGGATGCGGAGTTGCAGGCGGCCCAGCAGTCCATGCGCCGCGCCTATGACTTCTTCAGGTCGTCTCATGGCGAGCTCAACCAGCGCCGGACCAGCGAACGCACCGACCCCGAAACCGGCGAACTCACGGAAGTTTACTACGAACCCATCCGCCAGGCGATTAAGGCCGATGTCTACCACGGCGCCATTATGGCCCTGGAGACGGAGGACGGCGACGGCAAGGTAAAGGGGCTGTCGGATCAGTTCACCAAGCGGGTGCTCGGGTCTGTGCGGGAGCCCAAGGTGGAGACCAGCGAAGACGCCCTCGCGGTGGTCTTGCGGCAGACTGGCGCGCCCGATCTGGCGGCCGTGGCCCGGATGCGTGGGATACCCGTTGAGCAGGCTGAAAAGGAGTTGGCGCACCGCGTCTTCCGTGACCACGATAACGGCAAGTGGGTGGTGGCCGAGAAGTATTTGAGCGGCAATGTGCGCGCCCGCCTGGATGCGGCGCGCGAGAAAGCGGCCAAAGATCCCGCTTACGCGCGCAACGTGGCCGCGCTGGAGGCCATCCAGCCACCGCCCAAGCCTATCTCCCAGATCAAGCTGAACCTTGGCATGCACATTATCCCGCCAGCAGACATCGAGGCCTTCATGCGCGATGTCGGTGGGGTGGGGGTGAAGGTCGCGCACAGCATGCTGACCGGGCGATGGCGTGTCGAGGCGGCGCGGCAGTTGGGCGGCGGTGCGGGAAACATCTCCAAGTTCGGCACGCGCGCGCGGAGCGCTGGCGAGATTCTGGCGTCTGCGTTGAACGGTCAGCCGGTACGGGTGATGGTTGCCGACCCCGTGACCAAGATTTCTCATGAAGACAAGGTCGAGTCTACGGCCGCCCAGGAGAAGGTGCAGCAGTTGCGCGATGCCTGGCAAGCCTGGGTCTGGCGGGATCCCGAGCGTGCGGAGCGTCTGGCCAAGAGATTTAATGACGTGTTCAACGTCTACCGGAAGATCGAGTGGAACGGCGATCACCTGCAATTCCCCGGCCTGTCCAGCCGGATATCTCCGTATCCGCATCAAAAGGCGCTGCCGTGGCGCGTCATCCAGACCGGCAACACCTATGCCGCGCATGATGTGGGGCTGGGCAAGACCATGGCCGCGTCCCTGACGGTGATGGAACTCCGGCGCCTGGGGATGGCGCGCAAGCCCATGATCGTTGTGCCTAACGCCATGCTCAAGCAGTGGAACAAGGATTTCATGGAAGCCTATCCGGCCGCCCGCCTCCTCCTGGCCGACGACGACGCCTTCGACGTCTCCCGCCGCCAGCGCTTTCTCGGCCGGGTGGCCAATTCCGACTATGACGCCGTGGTCATCACCCACTCGGCGTTCAAGCTGATCCCGGTCAGGCCTGAGACGGAAAGAGCCTTTATCCAACGCGAGATGGATCGGTACGAGGCCGCGCTTAATGAGGCTAAGAAAACCGAGGATAAGAAGAGCAAGACCGTCAAGGAGATCGAGAAGGCCATCGAGTCCATGCGCGATCGGATCAGTGCGCTTTCGCGGAATATCCGCCGCGACAGGGGCATTACCTGGGATGACTTGGGGATTGATTTCGTGGTAGTGGACGAGGCCCACAAGTTCCGCAAACTGCGCTTTGCCACCCGCCGTCGCATCAAGGGCGTGGACGGCGACGGCAGCGCGGCTTCCTGGGACCTCTACATGAAGACCCAGACCATCCAGGATCGCACGCCTGGCCGCGGGTTGCTCTTCCTCTCCGGCACGCCCGTGGTCAACACCATGGGCGAAATATACTCGGTCCAGCGGTATCTGCGCCCGGATGCCCTGGCCACCGCACAGGTTGAACAGTTTGACGATTGGATATCCAACTTCGGGCAGGAAAAGACCACCTGGGACAAGACCGCCGGCGTGGGGTACGAGGCGTCCACGCGCATGTCGCGGTGGGTCAATATGACCATGCTCGCCGGGATGTGGCAGGAGTTTGGCGATTACCGCAAGTTCGACGACCTCCCCTACATGAAGAGCCGGCGGCCGGATATGGCCGGCGGTCAGATTCAGCCCATGGTCTGCACGGAGTCGGATGTCCAGCGCGACTATCGCATGCGCGTGCTCCAGCAGCGGATCATGGCCATCAAACAGCGCCATGGCCCGCCCCAGCCTGGCGACGATATCATGCTGACCGTCATCACAGACGGCATCCATGCCGCCTTGGACGAGCGCTTTATCAAGCCCTCGCTGCCGCCCAACCCGGATTCCAAAATCGAACGTATGATCGCCGACGTGGCACGCATCTACCACGAGAACATGGAAGACCGGGCCACACAACTGATCTTCATGGATAAGGGTCTCCCCGAGATGCAGGAGAAGCGGTGGTTCTCATCCTATCTGCGCGTGAAACAGGGGTTGATCGAGGCGGGGATACCGGAAAACGAAGTGGTGTTCTTTAACGACTGGAACACCATGGAGAAGAAAAAGCGCCTGCAGGTGCTCTTCAACGAAGGCAAGATCCGGGTGATGATCGGCAACATGGAGAGCATGGGCACCGGTCTCAACGTGCAGGAACGGCTGTTGGCTGTCCACTTCGCGACGATCCCATGGTATCCGGCACTGGTCGAGCAATCCATCGGGCGCATCATCCGGCAGGGCAACATGTATGCCGGCGATGCCGATGGCAAAGGCCGCCGCGATGTGATTGTGCGGGCATGGATCACCCGTGGCACCCTTGAAGAATATATGTGGGGCCTCAACGCGACCAAGGCAGCCTGGATTCGTGGGTTCTTTGCCGGCGTCACGGATGAGATGAACGGCGAGATCGACGATTCCGGCAACGAATATGCCCTGCTCTCCGCGACCACCAGCGCGGATCCGCGCGTTCAGGAACTGGCCACGAAGCAGGCCGAACTCGCCAGGATGCTGATGCTGGAGCGCGCCCACCTCGATGCCCAGCAGTCGGTCTTTTCCCAGATATCCGGCCTGCGCATAGCCTTGGCCGCCAAAAAAGAGTTTTTGGAGAAGGCCAAAACGCTTCCCAAGGCACCCGACACCCGGGGCGACAAGTTCAGCATGGAGATCGGTGGCGCCCGGTTTGTCGAGCGCCCGGCCGCCGGCGCCGCACTGCTGGCCGCTGCGCGCAATGTGTGGGACTCTGACAAGGACATCGGACCGCTGCCGATTGCCTCTTTCACTCCTGAATACGTCCTGACAGCATCCAGCATCTGGAGCGCACTTTCCGGCAAGCGCGAATGGCGCATGGCCCTGACGGCGAAGCGTGGCAACACGGTCCAGACGTTGCGGGATGATCGGTTTGACCCAGCCGTCCGTGCGGATGGCGTAAGCGCGACCGGGCTGTTGCAGTCGGCCGAACATTGGTTGCGCGTGCGTGACAATATCGAGGCTGATGCCGAGCGCGAGGTTACCGAGCACGAATCTGCCTTGGCCACAGCGGAATCCAAGATCGAGCCCTGGGGCCGCAACGAGGAAGTGTCCAAACTGCGGGCGGACGTGCAGGCGCTGCAGGCGGCGGTGGTGGCGTCCGCCAACGCCCAGGCCGCCCAGGTGAACGCCTCCAACGCGGCCGGTCAGGCCGGCGGCGCTGCCGGCGCGACGCCTCATGTGCATGAGGATCGGGCGGAATATGGCACGGCCGCCGATGATTCGTCATGGCGCCTCGATTTGCATAACACAAAGATGGGATTGTTTCCGCGCGGACGGTCCCTGCGACTGGGCGAAACACCCGATGTGTTGCAGGCGTGTGGTGCCGACGCACTGCCGCTGGTCATATCTCCTGACGTGGTGCGCAAGATCACGTCAGGCGCCCACGCGATTTCCTGGAAAGAACTGGAACGATTGCCGGGTAGTCTGCGCGACCCCATTGCGGTTTTCCGCTCAAAGAGCAATGGCGACGCGTTGGTCGTCATGACGGAGATGAAGGAAGGCGACAAGACGGTCGTGGTCGCGGTCCACCTGAATCGGCATGAGCAACGCCATGAAGTGAATGCAATTCGCAGTGCCTACGGAAAGGACCAGCCTGGTTCTTTCGTGCAGTGGGCGCGCGATGGGCTGATGTTGTATCTGAACAAACAGAAGGTCCTTGCCTGGTCGCAATCAGCGGGGGTCCAATTCCCCCGGGAGGCGACCAAACAAGGACCAAAAACGATTGATAGGGTACTCAACGAGGCGGATATTGTCAAGCGCGCCAATGCCCTCCGCGAATCTTCGGCCAAATATGGGTTTGTTGAACCTGCCATCCGCGCCCAGTTCCCCGATCCCCAGGGTGCGGACGCCACGGCCGCGGTCCGGGAGGCGTTCGAGCAGTTGGAGCTCGCCCTGTCCGCGCCGGACACATCCTATCCGCCCGTCCGCCGTAATATGATGCCGCCGCGGCGGCATTTCCGCGACTTTGAGGCGCGCCGGGAGCAGGTCCGTCGCGCGCTGGCCGGCCATTTTGAGGCTGCCACGCTGGATGGCGTGATGCCAAAGCGCGAGGGGATGCTCGACCTGCGCCTATCCCGTATCCTCTTCGACCGGCCCGAGGAGCCTCGGGTGCTGGATGTCGAGCAGGGCTACACCGTCAAGAGCCCGCGCGATGTGGCCGCCATCTTCTGGCCGATCCGTCAGCCATTCTTCGAGCGCTTCGGCGTGGTTGCGTTGTCTTCTACCGGCAAGGTGCTGTCCGCGCGGATCGTGACAATAGGCATTCTGGATGCGGCGCCCGTTCACCCGCGGCAGATATTTTCAGGGTTGCCTGCGGGCACCAAACATATCGTGCTCTCGCATAATCATCCATCGGGAGACTCCGCGCCAAGCTCCGATGACATGAGAGTGACCAGACAATTGATCGATGCCGGCCGGATATTGGGCATCAACGTCCTTGACCATGTCACGACTAACGGCGAGTTTCGGTCGATGCGCAATCTGGGGTTGGTCAATTTTGATCCCTCCTCTCGCACGACCTCTTGGCTCAAGCGCTACATGCAGTCCCCCGGCGCTGAGATTGGCGACCTCGCCGACTGGGAGATTGTCCCCTATGCCGACCGCCCGTTCATTCGAGATACGGTGAAGGTTGAGCACACGGTGCGTCCTTTCGTGAAACATGCCGACGATGGCCACTGGGTGCATGTGCTGATGCTCGACACAAGAAACCGCCTTACGGCCGTGCAACGGTTCTCTGGGGATCGGGAGCCTGCGGAGTTGCGCCGCCGTATCTGGCGGGCCGTAGTGGGCCACGGCGGCAATGCCAGTATCATTATTGGCTTCAACTGGGCGGACCCCAAGGTTTCAGCGCTTGCGCGCGGCATCTATGCCGATTCGTTGGTGGAAGGCATCCGATTGCTGGATGCCATGGACTCTGAATACATATCGGCCCGTGAGCTGGGCGCGTTCGGCGAATCCGCCCTGAAGCTACCTGGAGTCTGGAATGTTGTGCCTGACAAGCCTGCCGTTGGCTTGGCGGCCGAGCGTGCGGCCGTGGCAGAGAGCAAGCCGCTGGTCCCCCCGCCGCGCGGTGGGGTTCGTGAATCGCAATTGCCGTATGGGCTATCGCAGGACCGCGCCGAGTCTTTGCGTAAAGAGGTACACGCGCTATCGGCTCAGATCGATGCGGCATATCGATCCGGCAGGCTTGCAGACGCTTCTGGTCTTGAGGAGCGGTTGGAGGTCATGTTGGATGACCTCGACAACCACCTCTCCGAGATCGAAGCCGATGCCAGTGATGATGTCGCCGACTCCCTGTCTAAGTCTCCAGTCGAGGCCCTGGCGCAGGTGTGGGATGACGTGGTTGTTGCGCGCCGCGTGGCTCTGCCCGAAGGCGTCACCCTGGCAGAGCATATCTGGCAGACGCTGGCCGATAGGCCTGGCACCGGAGATGGGCTGCGGATGTATTCCGATCTGCAGCCCCGTCAGATTCTCGCCGCTGCCCGAGATGCCTGGCAGGCGCGCGATCGCTTGTTCTCCCGCTATAACGGCCCTGGTATGATCCTGCGCGAGGCCCCGGCGCCATACGGTGCCGACAGTTGGACCGAAGGGCGCGACGGCCCTGACTGGGAATCCTATGCCCAGTTGGCCCAGCAGTTGAAGGACCTGGAGCGCCATGCCGGCCGCCGGGTGGAGATTACCCGCGCGATCGAGCGCGATAAGATGTCGCGCCTCTCCCGCGAGATGGCCAGCCTCAAGCGGTTCAGGGCCAAGGCCGTAGAGGCCCGCGACGCCAACAAGGCGGCCGATAAGGCACTGGCCAAAACCACCAGCAAGGAAGCGTTCCTCAAGGCGTTTCGGCAGGCGTTCCATGCCGACCCCTCCCGGACCGAGACTCTCGCCGACCTGCTGCGCGAGGCTGCGTCTGTCGGCCGCAATCGGGCCACCAATATCAAATCTGTCCGGGATCTGCGTGGCTCCATCCGCGATGCGCTTAATGCCAGGGTCAAGCGGCTGATGGCCCGCGGCCCCATGCCCACCAACTGGTCAGAGATCACCGTGGCGCGTAACCGCGCCATGCTCGCCCAGATTGATCAGATCGAAGCCGCCATCGGCGCCGAGTCTCTCCCGCCGGAAGCAGCCAAGCGGGCGGCCGCGGCTGAGGTGTTGCGCCTGATTGGCCATGACAAGGATGTGGCTGCTGCCTTGGAAGGTCTCGGCCCTGGGTCCACGTGGAACATTCTGCATCAGATCCGTGCGGCGCTGGATCGCGATATCAAGGCCCACTACCGCCGCGAACTGCACCGGCTCTTTGGCGGCCAGGCCACGACACGCAGGCTGCCGGATGGACGGACGGTACAAGCCAAGACCAAGGGCGTCATCCCGCCCCGGCTCTCACAGATGACCGACGCCCCTCGCGCGGCCATGCAGGCCCTGGTGTCTCGAATCGACTGGGGTGCCATCAGCGCCCTGAACTCCGATGAACTCGCTGCCATTGTCGATCAGGCCAAGCAGTTGCTCGCCGATGACGACGACGCCAAGTTGGAAATCTCCGAAGGCCACAAGGAGCGCCGCGCAGCCATTGCCGACCTCTCCGCCCGTGAGATCGAAGCCGCCCGGCCGGCGCTGGCCGAATCCGCCCGCCGTGACCCCTCCAAGGGCGGATTCTCCCAGCGTAGCGCCTGGTGGCGCGCCACGATCAAGACACGGGCACTGCTGCTGACCGGCGGAGATTCCCGGAGCGTCACCTATCGCGTCCTCGGGAGTGCTCTGGAAGAGGCCAACGCGCGCCAGTTGGACATCGAGGCGGCCGACAATACCGAACTCGAAGCGCTGATGAAGGGGCTTGGCTTCACCCGTGACGACCTGTTGACCATGGATTTCGTTCTAGAGAAGGTCCCGCTCGCAAATGACACGGAGGTTGAACTCACGCGCGGCGAGATGATGACGCTCTACGGCATGACCCTCGATGATGACGCACGGGAGAAGCTGGTGCATAACGGCTGGCGCCCGTCGCGCTACCGCCACGCCCCAGGCCGGACCATCCGCGGGGCCGGCGAGAACTACGAAGAACGCATCGAGAACAGCGAAGCCATCATCGGCAGCGTCATCGACCGGCTGACGCCTCGTGAGAAGCGCGTGGTTGAGTGGATGGTGCAGGAGAAGTCGCGCCATTGGGCTGCCCTGGCCAACGAGACTTCCCGCCGCGTTTCGGGTGTCTCGCTCTTCCATGACCGGCCGCACATCACCCTGGTCGGCTCGGTCGACCGCCAGGCCGAGATTCCGAATGTCGACGATCCCGCCGGCTTCCGGCGCCACATGGTCGACCGCATGGGGCTGACCGTCGAGCGGCAATCGCATACCCACCCCCTGCTGGTGCGCCCCTTGCTCTCCGTCTTCCGCCTGCAATCCCGCGACATGTCCACCTACATCGCCTGGGCGGTCCCATACCGCGATGCGATCAGCCTGCTTTCACGCGGACCGGCCAAGGGCGCCATTGTCGAGCGCTGGGGCTCCTCGGCCATCCGCGATCTAAAAGACTCGCTCGCCTATCTGACCTACCAGAAGGGCCATACAGACGATTTCGGCGGCTGGCAGAAGTTCCTGCAGCAGGTCGAGCGCCGTGCCGCCGTGTTCATCCTGGGCGGCCGCGTCTCCACGATCATGTTCAACCGCTACGGCGGCGGGATCATGCTGGCAGTCCGCCTCGCCCAGGACCTCGGCCCCAAGTTCGTCCCCCGATACTTGGCGCGTCTGTCCGTCCCTCCTGTTCTCGGGATGGAGCGTTCCGCCGTCAGCCCGCGCCGCGCGGCGATCCGCGCGAAGTTGATGAAGTCGGGTTATTTTTGGGACCGCTGGTTCCGTCACGCCTTCCGGGTATTCGGCCAGCTCTCCTCCCAGCGTATGGAACTGGACGAGGCCTCGGCGATCGCATCCAACGCCCCCGGCGCGCTGCTCCGGCGCCAGCGCTGGCAAGACTTCAGCACCTTCATGCTCTCCGGCATGCAGCACGCCGAAATCGCCAACGTCATCGACATGTGGGAAGTCCTCGCCGGCGCCGGATGGGATGACGCCCGCATCCTCAAGGCCCTCGAACGCTGGACGCGCGAAACCCAGAACCCCAGCACGCCCCTCGAAAACAGCGGCGCCTACACCGACATCCGCCGCTCTGGCACCGGCGTCATTCTCCCCTTCCTGGGGCAGCCCACCGTTCAGGCCGATCAACTGCTCGCGCAGTGGGAGCTCGCCCGTCGCGACAAGGCCTGGGGCAAGTTCGCTTGGTACACAGCAGGCGTGATCCTCTCCCTGCTGCTGGTATCCATGATTCGCATGCTGATCCGCCGCGCATCCCACGACGAACTCCTCGATCCGCCAGACAAAGACGACGGGCTTGCCTTGGCCATCGACCTTGGCATGAACGCATCCGAAAACTTCATCCCTGGCGCCTCGCGCGTCCTCGAACCGCTTACCCGTCAGACGGCGGCCACGCTCATGGGCCAAAAGAAGCTCCTCCCCAGGGGCGTCGATGACGAAACCCTCGCCGGGCAGGTCCTGAGCGCCTACAACGGACTGGGCAATTCCCTATCAAAGTGGATGATCGACGGCAAAGTCAGCGAAGAACAAGCCGAACGGATGCTGCTCGATGCCCACCGTCTCATTGGCATGGTCACGCCCCTGCCGACTGGAGGCGTCGAACAAGGCGCCCGCGTCGCTGCCGGCCTCATGGGCGAACCGATTGGGGTAAAGCCCAAAGAGCCCACCGGTCGCCGTCTGATTCCCAAACCTCGCCGCGACTGACCGGCAACAAACGGCAACAATAACCCCTTCCGGCCCCTACAACTGCACTATCAGCCGCCTGGTCATTCCGCGCTATACACTGCGTATCAGACTCTTACGCCGTTTCCGCCCTGCCATTCCTAATCTGAGGGTCGCGGGTTCGAGCCCCGCCTGGCCTACCACTCCGATGGTGAAAAGGGGGTGGATTCTGTTGAAATGCCGTTGCAATGTGACTGAATCGGCGTTTTGTGCTTGATCGGCAACAGAAGGCAACAGATAATGGGGTTGTAGGGGCGGGGTGCCTACAAGAGCCCCTACAAGGAGCGGTCCATGGAGACGCCAAAGGGGTATCTGTTTAAGCGCTGGCGTGGGAAGCATCTGCCGGCGGATTCGGCCATCACGGCGACGTATTATTTTTCGTTCGAGCGGGATGGGAAACGGGAGACGCTCTGTCTGCATACGACGGAACGTGAGCAGGCGGATCGGCTGGTGAGTGAGCATATGGGGCGGTTGGCGTGGGGATCGCGGGAGGCGTATCTGCGGAGTTTGATCGAAATGGGGGAGCGGGCGAAACGGGAGTTGTGGGGGCTGAAGCATGATGGGGACGCGGTGAAGGTGGGGGAGATGTGGGAGAAGTATGTGGCCAGCCGGCGGCGGCCGGATAGCGGGCCGGGCACAATGGGGAATTATCGGGCGCAGTTGAGTCGGTTTTTGAAGTGGTTGCCGGCGTCGGTGAAAACCATGCGGCAGGTGAATGTGGCGCTGGCTGAGGAGTATGTGAGGGAATTGGAGCGAAAGGTGCGGCAGGGTTCGGCGGTGCAGGCGCTGGGAACCATGAGGCGGGTGTGGCGGGTGCTGGATCCGGATGGGCCGCAGCCGTGGAATGGCTTGTGCCCGGTGGGTGGTGGAGTGGTGAGGCCGTATAGGCGGTTGAGCCATGGGGAGTGCGCGAGCATCGTCCGGGCGGCGGGAGGGGTGGGGGCTGAGGAAAGGGGAATGGTGGTGATCGGTTATTATACGGCGCTGCGAATGGCGGATGCGGTGGCCGTAAGGGTGGAGCATGTGGACCTGAAGGGGAAGGTGCTGCATCTGCCGGCGCCCAGGAAGACGAGCAGGCGGAAGCCGGCGCCGCTGCATATCCCAATCTTGCCGGAGCTGGGGGAGACGCTGAAGGGTTTGATGGATGGGAAGGCGCAGGGGGCGTTGTTGCCGGAGTTGCTGAAAAGGTATGAGCGGGATCAGTCGGGGGTGTCGAAGGAGTTTGTGGAGATTTTCCGGGCGGCGGGCGTGGAGAACACGGATGCGGGCCGGGCGAGTTTTCATAGCCTGAGATCGACGTTCGTGAGCGCGATGGATGAGGCGGGGGCTCCGCCGCGGGTGACTGACTTGATCACGAACCATGCGCCGAGATCGATGCACGACCGGTATTCGCACCCGGATGTGGAGGTGGCACGGAAGTGGATGGCGAAGGCGCTGAAGAGGTTGGGGGATGGGTAGATCAGATACGCGAGGCGACGTAGTCGTTGCGGGATCGGTGGCGGCGACGGATGTCTATCTTGGCGACGGTATCCGCAGCGAGTTTGACGCTCTGCCATCGTCGGCCGGCGATGCCGCCCTTGGCGGTTGCTGTCGCCCGGCCTCCAGCCCGGCGTGCTTCGATCGCGGCCTGTGACAGCTTATATTTTTTTGTGGGCATCGAGCACCTCCCGAATCTTTGTGTGCAGTGCGTCGCGCTGGCGCGCCATCGCCGCAACCTGTCCGCGCAGCGCGTCGCGTTGGCGCGTGATTTCCGAAATTTGCACGCGCAGCCTGGCAATCTCGGCATGGGCATGCCCGCTGCTCACTTCGCGCGTGCCCAGCAGCAGATAGTCGGCCCTGACTTCGATGACGCGACAGATCTGTGCCAGCACGGCCGCGCTGGGCGCGTTGCGGCCCTTCTCGATGTTGCAGACCGGCCCCTGGCGCATCCCCAGCGCCTTGGCCAGATCGCCCTGGGAGATTCCGGCAAGCTGCCGGGCCTCCCGGATGCGGCGGCCAATGGCCGCTGAGTCTATGATGGTGTGGCGGCTCATTAGGACACCGCCAATCTGCTGATGCGCTCTCTCTCGGCCTGCGATAGTGCGGCGTAATCATCGTGCCGGCATGTCAATTCATATGCGCTGACTCGCTGCCATTGCTGGAGATAGACGCTCCAGTAGCTCACTGTTCCGTCGCGGTGATAGGTCGTCATCTGATTGGGTTTGCATTTTGGCGTCTTCATGGACACTCCTTCCGGCGAGCCTATCTCGCCTTTGTTGGTGGCAGCGTCACATAATTTTGCTGAGGTGTCAACAGCAAAAATAGACTGCGTTGCGGCGGGATATTATTGACCGGGTTGACGGTGGTGGTCAGACGGGGAGGGTGGGTTGGATGGGGGCGGGGGCGGTTTCGCGAGTGGCGCGTTTGAAGGTGGTGGATACCTGGCGCTGTGGGGGCATCTCGATGCGGCGGCCGGCGAGCAGGTCGGCAATGGTGAGAAGCTGGAGCCGTGGAAAGCGGCCCCAGTGGCAGTCGTAGAAGCCAGCGGTGGCGGCCTCGGTGCGCATGGGGGCGGTGGGGTCTTCCATGGTGATGAGGACGCCAATGGCGGCTTTTTCGCGATCGAGGACGCCGACAAGGTCGCGGACGTGGGCGACCGTGGTCTTGCCTGCCTTGACGGAGATGAGGACGGCGGCAAACGTGCCGGCGGCGCCGGACTGGAAAACTACCTTGCCGTCGATGCCGCGGTCGGCATAGACGGATTCGTCTTCGTGGTCCCAGGTCCAGGTGTCTTCGAAGGCGCGGATCTGTGAGGCGGCTTTGGAGCCGTCGCGCTCGGCGAACAGGACGTTGTAGGAGGCGTTGGAGTTGAAGGGTGGATCGAGGTAGACGAGGTCCACCGAGGCGTCGGGGATGTAGCGCTGGAGGATGTCGAGGTTGTCGCCGTAGTAAAGGGTGTTCATGGTGGTGTGGGTGGGTGGTGCGCGGCCTCGCAAGGCTTGGGGGCGCGGTGCGGGAGGGCGAGGAAAAGGGCGGTGAGGATGGTGGCGGCGTTGGCGTAGAGCCAGATGTCGCGGCCCAGGTGGACGTGCAGGATGGGGTTATAGAGCAGGGCGATCAGGATACAGGTCCATACCTGGCCGTTACGTTCGGCGGCAAGGTGGACGAGCGCTGTCCAGCCGAAGACGCCAAAGCAGACCCAGCGCAGCAGGATATAGTAGCCGTATGGGTTGTCGAAGAATGCGCCGATCAGCATGCCGATGGCCAGCAGCAGGGGGAGCCATTGGGATGGGTGGCGGCGGGCAGTGGAGAAGCCCCAGTATTGGGCAATCGATGCTAGGATGCTGGGAGAGGATTCGGGTGGCGGCGGCGGTGGGGGCGCTGGCCTCGCTGCGCTTGACGGGCGCTTGAGGTTGGCCATCTTGGCGCGTTCGATCTCGCGCGTGATATCTGGATGCGTGCTACTTGGAGAAATAACGAGCGCCCTATCAATGCCTGACCGGTCCCTGTAATAAATGGTCGCTGGCCGCTCTCGCTTGCAACTTTGCGGTGAGGCTGTGACTTCCATGAGAATCAGTGTAATCACATGGGTAGATTTTCGGAAACAAAATATTTAAAAATTCTTGTTGACGGGTGTAAACACCTTTGCTACTATACGGCACCAGAGCGAGAGATATGCCCAATAAACGCAAAAAAGGTAAGAGAATCGTGGCGGCCTGGTTGGCCGAGACGGAGTTTGCCCGTTTGGATGCGCTGGCAAAAAAGTTGCGCATCCCACGTTCCAAGTTGGTAGAGGAATGCGTCCGGCGTGGGCTGGGCGCGCCACCGGAGAAATAAAATGGCAAAGCATCATGTGGCGGCGTGTATTGATGATTCGATGTACCAGCAGATGGTGGCGCGTGCGAAGAGTGAGCAGCGTTCAGTCAGCAGCATGCTTCGTATTTTTATCGCCAGGGGTGTAAACACCCTGGGTGGGATCGAGTCGATGTCGGTGTGCGAAAGTGCGATTAGTGGTGTTTACACCGTACGGCGGCGCCGTTCTAAAGTTGCTTAAAATCTAATCCACAACGGGAGTTGCCAATGAGCGACACGGTAAAGAAAGAGGGCTGGGCGGAGAGCCTGCGCCCTCTTTGTGTTTCTGATGAAGTGTGGGCGTTGACGGTGAGACAGCCGTGTGCGTGGCTGATCGTGAACGGCTGGAAGAATATCGAGAACCGGACGTGGGGGCGGCGGTTCAGCGGCAGGCTGTTTGTGCATGCGGCGAAGGGGATGACGAAGGGGGAGTATGAGGCGGCGCGCATCTTCGTGGCTGGGTTTGCGCCTATGGTGGCGGACAAGATGCCGCCGATGAAGGCGCTGGAACTGGGCGGGATCGTCGGGGAAACGAGCGTGATCGCGTGTGTGCGGTATCACCCGAGCGAGTGGTTTACGGGGCCGTTTGGGTTTGTGCTGGACCCGGAGAAGTCCAGGCCGTTGCCGTTCGTGGCGTGTAAGGGGGCGCTGGGGTTCTTCCGGTTGTGCGTGGTGGAGCGGTTGGCGGCTAGCCTCGCTGCGCTTGGCGGCGCGCGATGGAGCCTGGCGCTCCGGCGGGGCAAGCCCGCCGGGGGCGGGGAGTGAAGGCGGAAGGGGTGGACCAGTGACAAGTGAATGCCGCCGGGGGCGGGGAGTTGGGAACAGCAAAGGAGGTTGGTCATGAGGAACAAAACAACGACGTTTCAGGTGTGGGGGGTGGCGCAGGCGGATGGTGTGGATCGGCAGGGGTTGGACGTGCGGGAGGTGGCTAGACGGCATCCGCTGCGGGAGATCGATGCGGAGTCGATGCGCGGGGTGTTGGCGGTGAATGGGTGGGTGGGGGCGCGGGACCTGATGGACCGGTGCCCGTATAGCCCGCTGGCGGCGCCGGAAAGCGATTGGCAGGGATGGGGGGTGCTGGTGGCAGGGGTGCCGTGTGTGCAGTTGGTGGGGGTGCGGAAGAAGGCGCCGGCGTCGTTGGTGGCCGCGAAGGTGGCGGATATCCAGCGGCAGACCGGCGGGCAGCAGTATCGGACGCGGAAGGAGATCAAGGAGCTTCGTGCGAGGGTGCAGGAGGAGCTCGATCTGGCAGCCCAGCCGACACTGAAGGGGTATGACGTGCTGCAGTTGAACAGCCGCATGGTGCTGGTATGCACAGGGAGCGCGCCGGCGAGCAAGATGATTGGGGCGCATGTGAGTGGGGTGTATCCGGAGATCGCCGTGAAGGAAGAGGCTTTGGGGTGTGTGGTGACGCTGGTGAGCCTGGTGAAGCGGGATGCGGCGCTGGGTGTTGGCGAGGCGGCGGACATCGAGCGGCAGCTTGAGGGGCGGGCTTTTGTGGTGGGGCCGGTGGACTTCTGCGATACGGCAGAGGGTGATGACACGGACAGGGTGTGCGGCGGTGCGGCGCGCGCGGCCGGGCAGTGGATGGAGTGGCTGGACAAGGGGCGTGTGGTGGTGGCGGCCAAGCTCGGGATGAGGGTGAGCTGTGGGGGAAGCATGTATACGGTGACGTGGAAGCAGCG